ATACCCTCTGCGCCCGCGCCCGTGACGGATGCGAGGTCGCCGATCGTTGTGAGGAATCCCTGCAGCTGCGAGTCCGTCATGCCGATGGTCTGGTTGAACGCGAGGAACCGCTTCGCCGCGTCGGCAACCTCAGGGAACTCGAAGGGCGTCACGGCCGCGAACTTCTTCAGGTCCTCGAAGATCTTGGCGCCGGCCTCCGCCGAACCCGCGAGTGCGTCGAACGAGATCCTCGTCTGCTCCATCGTCGCGGCGCTCATGAGGCCGAAGGCGGTGATCGCTCCGAGTCCCGCAGTCGCCGCCGCACCGATGCCCAGGAAGGCCGCGCCACCCAGAGCAGCCATCCCGGAGAACTTCTTTGACATACCCCCGGCCGCGACAGAGCTCGCCGTTTGCATCCTCGCCAGATCCATAGCGGCCGACCGGCGGAGCTCTGAGAACGCCCGCTCAGCCACTTCACCCGCGTGCTGAAAGTCGTCGCCGACCTCCTCGGCCGTCGCGTCGGCATCTCGCCCAAGTTCATTGAGCGAGATGTCGACGTTCATCGCCGTCTTCTTAAACGCTGCAGTGATGTCAAACGCCGTGTCCGTGAACACGCGATCGACCACGTTGGCACTCGTCGTACCCGTCCGCTCAATCTGCCGGAACGTAGAGGCGAGTTCACGATCCGCCACACGCTCGAAGTTCGAGAAGTCCGGGATGTACTCGATGACCGCAGTGTCGATCTTGCGTGGCATACTTACCTCCGACGTTGCGGAAGACTGCGTGTCGCAGCCATCATGCCCTCATACGCATCTTCATCACCGTGCCACCACGCCGGTGCGTTGAGATCCTCGGTGTCGACGGGCTTATCGCCCATCGTGCGAAACCGGCCGGTGAGCTGGTTGACGAGATTCTGGCGATGCTCCGGCTCGGTCTCTTCGATCATCAGATGCATCGCCACGTTCAGCACTCGCGCAGTCGGCAGCGTGAGGATGTCGATGCCATGACTCAGGCACCACCCGTCAAATTGCCATCGTCGTCGGCTGAGCCATCCGATGATTCGGATGACTCCTGGGTAGGGCGGAGCCCATACTGCTCCATCAGCCAGGGAACGAGCTGCTGGATCGTTCGTACGCCAATGGGATGTTGTGAGCCTCGCGCCGTGTTTTCACGAAACACTTTGCCCGTCTCGTCGGTGAGTACACTGACGAGGAAGTCCACCATTTTCGCGACCTTCTCGGTGCTACTCACCGCGACATCATTGAAGGTCGCCATGTCGGCGAGTGAGTCGAGCGGAATGTCAGCGAGACACACGTACGTGACGTCGTAGATGGCAAACGTGGGTGGATCTCCCGCGTCGGGAGTGAAGTCCTTGAACCGTACAATGTCCGTCGTCATGGTTCCAACTCTATCCACTACCTGACACAGTTTGACACTCGTCAATCTCTGGCCGCCATCACAGCATCCTTGAGGAACGGGTTCGGCTTCATACCCTTCGTCTTTACAGCGAAGACGCGCTTCCCACCCTTTGACTTCCACGACATGTACTTCGCACGCTTCGCGTAGATGTACGTTCCCTTTGGCCCGTAGATGCCGGTGCCGTCGTGAACCCACAGTGCGTAAAACACATTCGTTCCGACGCGCACGACCGGCTTGCCGCTGACATTGAGAAGCTGCGTGGTGATGGATGAGCGAAGACGACCCGTGTCGACGCGGCGTGGTGAGCGGTTGTCGAGGTTCTTCTTCGCTCGCGCTTCGACCTTCTTACCGCGACGAAAGAGATCCTTCGCGACCGGCCCAGCGGGTGACGACAGGTACGCCGCGAGGTTGCGCGGGTTGGACACGTGGTGAACCTTCGTCGTCCCCACTTAGCACCCGCAGTCTTGTGTCCACCCGACGAAGATGAGAAGCTCGTGACCAACACATCCGCCCTCAGGGCCAACCGTGTCCTGCTGCCCGAGCTCAAACGCCTCGATCCGGTTGCCCGTACCCATCTCATCGAACATCGTTGTGAGACAGCACATCACGGCTTTACGCGTCTTCGTCATGTCTTCGCTGAGCTGCTGCGCCGCAGACTGCAGGTCGGTGATCGCCGGTGCCTTCGCATTTGCGGTCGGACTCGCAACACACCGTGTTAGAGACAGTGTGTACTCGACGACGATCCACGGCTCACCACACTCGGCGGAGTGGTCCACTTCCTCGAGCGGAAAGTTGCGAGATGGGAAGCGGCGGTTCTCGGATATGACGAGTTGCCCACACTGGCAGTCGTCCCACGCGATCTCGCCCGGCACCACACCCTTGCGGTTGATCGCGTTGGGTGCAACGTTATCCACAGCCGCGTACACGCAGTCGACGATCGCGACCGCGACCTCGTACGGGGTCAGGGTGGCCACGTCAGCCTCCGCGGTGTTCGGTAGCCGTCGACGTCGTAGGCGCGTGCGCGATCCTGGAGACCCGCTGGGTTGAACGTGCTGATGAAGAGATCGCTGTTGAAGAGTCCGATCTTTCCGTCGGCCCACATCTCATTCGGGTCGAGGAACGTCAGCGAGACACCCTGTCGCACGAGCTGCTGCACGGGACTGGGTAGCTTGCATGCATCATCACCAATGCACGCCAGGGTGAGCTCGGCGAACAGTTCACCTACCGCCAGCCGACCCAACGCGGGGACCTCCGTGCCCGTCGTGGCCGTGATCGACCACGTTCCGACCTCGTCGTCCGTCTTGTTGAGATCATTGCACAGAGGCCACGGCTCACCGTCCACACGTAAGAGTGTTTCGTAGTCATAGACGAGATAAGATCCCGTAACCAGCGGCGAGCCGTCAACCTTCACCTCCACAATGCTCGATGTGGGGAAGGGAAGCTTCACCTGATGGAGGACGGTGCACGAGCAGGAACCCGGGCACCCACCGCAGCCGAGGTTGAACCACTGCCCATTGTAGTTATACGGGTACGGCCACGCACGACCCCACTCATTCCACCGGTCGAAGAACGGCCAGGATCCACCCCAACAGTCCTCACGACACGGACGAAGTGTCGTCGTGCACTCGCCAAACTGCCGTCCGGACTTCGCCCACAGAATCTCGGTTGCGATCTCCAGCATGTCGCCGGTGATCGCAACCGAGGCCTCGTTGATCGGGATCTCAACACACGTGAGCGGTGTCCACGGCTCGCACGGTCCCGCGCTTCTGACCATGGACGCTCCTCTTATGTGATAACAGTCGCGCCGCAGTTCGTCGGAATCGTGGGTGGTGCGACTGTGGTGATGTTCCACAGGTAGTGCTCGTCGGCCAAGAACGTCGGAGCCCACGGTCCGAGTGTGCCGGGTCCGTCGCCCCAGAAGATGCCGACGGCGTCCGTCTTGGCGACGAACTGCATTGTCAGACCCGCGTTCTCGATCGTCGACGCTCCGCGACGGGAGTGACCCAGGTTCGGGAACGACCAGTACACGTAGCGCGGAAGGCCCGTCGCCGGATCGCAGTTACCGCGACCCGTGACGCTCTGCCACACCTCGAGTGAGAAGCGGTTCGAGATGATTCCCTCACCGTACGCCGCACCCGTGCCGGTGACCGGCGCGCCCGTTCCGAGGAGGCGAGCTCCGTTGACGATCTGCTCAACCGACGGGCAGACGCCGCACATGTCCACGGTGAGCTGCATCATCGTGAACTGGTCGTCATCATCATCGTTCACACAGAGCGTGCCGTCCGCGAGCTTCTGTCGAAGCTGCTCGCCGTCCTCGTACTGCGGGTCCATCTGGATCTGAATGAAACCCTTGGTGATGACCTGCAGCCCGGAGGCGCCGGTGATCGGGTTGCCACACACGTCAAGCTGTATGAGCCGCATGACGCGTCCCTTGACGGGAACGGCACTCTGGTCCGCCATGTGATCTCCTACGTTGCGATCAGTGGTGTGTTCGGTTGCCCGGCCGGTTCGCCACCGGAGGTGACGAGGACGGCGGCGAGGCCGCACAAGTAGCCCAAGAGGATCTTCTGCTCCGCGATCATCTGGAGCGTGTTCACGGGACGGTTGAACGACTCGTCGCGGGTGAACGTCTTAGGTTGTCCGCGAAGTCCGAAGATGGGACCCGTCGCGAACATCCACGTCGACCCAGCGGGAGGAGTGGTAAAGCCCGGACCCACGTTCGACGGGTACCCGTTGCCGACGGCGACGAGGTTTCCGCAGTACGTGTAGAGCTTCCCGTTCTTCTCGTAGATGAGCTTCTGCGCGGAGAGCGCCGGCCCAAGGATCTTCGGCGCGTGAATGACTCCCTGTCCGCTGTACTGCGTACCCAGCGCAGCCTCGAGTCGTCCGAGGCCCTCGACGATGTCCAGTGGCGTGGTGCCACTGATGATCGCCTGATTCGCCGGCTGCAGCAAGATGCGACCGGTCGAGTCGAACACCGGCCCGGTGCTCGCCAGGTTGGGGTAGTTCAGGAGTGGTGGGTTGTCGACCGCACCCGTCCAGAACGTCGCCTCCATCTGGGTCGGACCCTCCTGGGCCAGCGACTTGAGCACCTTCGTCTGTGCGTCGTCCCACCACGTCGATCCGCCGGGTGAGCAGTCCGCTCGGGCGAAGACGTCGAAGGGTCGCGCACCGCGAGTACGATGTGACCACGTGATGTCCTTCGCCGCGATCTCCGGCGCACCGGAGATGCACGGCGAGACGGTGACGTTGACCTCGGCGCAGTCCTCGTCGTACTGAACTCCGCCGCCCCAGTGAGCCGGTCCCGTCACCCAGTTGACGACGGACGCGAGACCGTACTCACCGGGAACCCAGAGGTCAGGAAGAGAGATCGGTTCGTACACTTCCATGATCCGACCTCACTTCCGTCGTCAGATGAACTAGCGATCTGTTCACCGTGGCTTAGACCGCGCAGGCGGTCAGGTCGGCCGCACCAGTGGTGCCGTCGGGGCAGATCGAGATGGTGCCGAGTCGGGACTCATGACCGATCTTAGCGATCAGCCAGCACTCCTCCATCCACTCCGCGGTGTGGTCGTTTGTGAGGTTCATCACCGAGTCGCGGATAACGCCCAGGTTGAGCTGGAGTCCGCGACCGAGGACGAACGTGCCCGCAGCGTACATGAGGAACTGCACCGTCGTCGGCCACAGCGTCAGCGCGGCGGTGCCGCCCGGGAACCCAGTCGTTCCGACCTGCCAGTCCGTCACCCACTGGATGCGGATGTTGAGCAGGTCGAACATGTTCATCAGCATCGCGTCGGTGACGGCGAGCGCCTCGAGACCCATGCCCGTCCGCTTGCGAAGATCGGACCGCATTGCCCCGCGCAGCCACCGTGGGAGCACCACCTCGAGGACGGCGTCCTCGCACATGCGGTACTTCTCGCGGTAGTCGATCGCCTGCAGCTCGAGGAATCCGAGAACCGGCGCGACCACGCCGTTGCCGCCGGCCACGTTACCCGTGACACCCGTCGACATCGCGGCGCTGATCAGCGTGTTGATGCGCAGCGTGTTCATGCGGTGCGCGTGACCCGCGAAGAGCAGTCGCGTGTGGTTCGCGATCAGCTCCGGGAACGAGTCCTCCATGAGGTTACCGACCGTGAGGCAGAAGCCGTCGCAGTGCAGTCGCTCCTCGTTGAAGGCCGGGCACGGAACGCGGTAGCAGACCTTCGTACCCGACTGGGCGGTGCCCGTCAGAGCGGCAATGTCCTGTGTCTCGTTCCACGACCAGTAGTTGCTGACGATGTCGCCGTACGACGCCGACGTGGGCCAGCGCATACCGCCGCGGTTGATGCCCACGGTCGGCAGGTCGAGCATGCCGTCCTCGCAGACGATGTTGTAGAAGTCGTACGAGATCTCGGACGGCGAGCACCAGCCGCCGGCCGCAACGAGTGCGTCGACGTCGGCGGAGGCCTGAAGAACCTCGTTGACCTCCGCGGGATCGGCGAGCAGATCCAGCGTGAACCGGTGGTCCAGCTGCATCGACGCGACCGGGTACATCGTGGCGTCGATACCCGCCTTGCCGACCGGCAGTGAGCGTGCGCGAAGGTGCATGGCGGCGACGAGCGCGTCCATGTCCTTCAGCTGCGAACCCTGCTGGACGTTCGGGATCTCGGCGGACGCGACGAGCACCGACGGGTTGCGCCGTGAGGCACCCTTCAGCGATGCGTTCTGGCGCTGAATGTCGGACAGCGTCGGGTTCAGCTTGCGCGGCGCCTCGCGAATCGGGCCACCGGCGAGGAGAGTGTCGGTGACTCCGTTCGCAACTGGCTGCTGCGTTTGCTGCGTCGTCGCCGCGACGGGAACGGGTACGGGAGCGGGTTCCGCGGCGGGTACCAGCTCGGGCTCGGGCGTAGGCTCAGGCTCGGCGGCCGGCGGACGGACGCGATCGCGGAGGGCCTGTGCGTCGGCATCGCGCTGGGTGGCGGCTTCGGCGCGAACGCCCTTTTCGCCGCGAGCAGCATCGATGATGTCAGCGAGCTCACTTGCTCGCGTGAGGCGCGCGTCGGGATCGCCTTCACCCGAGTCGAGGTGGGCGTCGAATTCCTTCGTCGCCTTCTCCTCGAGCTTGTCGAGGTCCGCATCGCTCAGCGAGGTGAGGTCAGCGGGCATCTCCACAACGCCCTCATCCTTCTTCTTGTCCACTTATAACCTCGATGTCGATCAGCCGGCCCGAGTAGATAGTACAACACTCCACAATGACGAGAGAGTGCTTCACGCCCCCGCGTTGGCCTGCGCGTTCTCAGCAGAACTACGCTGCGCCTCCTGGGTGGCTCGACGACGATCGGCGGCCTGCTGGGCCGTCTCGACCGTCTCGACGGTGGGAGTGTTTCGCTTACCACATCCACAGCTCACGATGACTGTCCCTTCACTCGATCTCTCAATTCAGCGAGCCGCGACACTGGGTCGCGACCGATGCCCTTAGCGATGCGGGCGAGCGCTGCGTCCACGCCCGCGTCCGTGCGAGTGAGTCGTCGCTGCTCTTGCGTAACGATGCCGGCGGCGACGAGACTCAGCTGGTTCTTCTTCGACACGAACGTCTGCGTGCGCGGCACGGGGAAGCCCGGTCGGTTTACGGCCAGGAACGCGACGAGTCGAAGCTGGCCGCCAATGCGTCGCCAGTCACCCGACAGTGCGGCCGCGCGAAGCTCCGCGACTCGCGCTTCGGAGGTGCCCGGTCGGATCGCACCCGCGACCCAGATGCCGTGCGCGTCCTCACCACTCGCAACGACCGCCACCACGGTGCCCGTGTTGTCGTAGTGCTCGGCGGCGCGACTGGCGGACATTCCGTGAACGGGAGCGTGACCCGTACCCAGCGTGATGTGACCAACGGCGATGCGACTTCCATCGGCCGTGACGACCTCGCCGAGGCGGTAGTAGACGTGCTCGCCCTCATGCGGTGCGGTGACACACGCATCGCCGAACGCCGTGTGACACGTTCCCCAGCCGGCACCGTGACCGAAGACGCGACCCTCATCCGTGACGGTCCACGGTGTGAGCTCGCTGAACCCCGGGTCCCTGAACCACTCGGTCGACGGCCTGACGAGATGATCATACGACGACGCGAGGATCACCTCACCGCCGGAGTACGGCGGAGGTACGAGACCGGCGGCGCGGAGGTGCTGGGACATGTGCTCGTACGCCGCGTGCTGGTCGGCGGCGGAGAGCGTCGTCGCCCGTCCGTTGTTCAGCGCCGCGATGCCGGCCGTGCAGGCCGCGAGGTTCGCGTGACTGATGTGACCCTCCGGCGACACCTCGTGGTGAAGGAAGCGCGTTGAGATTCGGCTCACGTCGGAACCCTTACCCGACTGCACGTGTGCGAACGCCGTGCGTGCCGCGCGGATGTTCATACCCACCGACTGCAGGCGTGCCTCGTGCGCCGCGCCGTTCCACGCCTTGTCGCTGAGGTGCTCGTAGTGCGCCGCGTCCGCGATGAGTGCCGGCTCCGCGGCCTCACCGAGCTTGATCGCGCCCTCAACGAATGCGGGAATGTCGACGAGCGTCGCGGCGCGAATCCGACCGGCGTGAAAGATCGTCAGCTCGGGAGCGGCGAACATCTCCATGAGCATCTCGTCTTCATCGGATGGCTCACCGTCCCCCTCTGGGAAGACGAGTTCAACGTCGGCGTCCTTGATGGAGTCCGGGTCGATGGAGATGCCCGCGAGGAACTTATCGCGGACGAGGCGAAGCGCCTCCGCACCCTCCACACCGTTGTCGTCGAACACGCCGGAGCCCATGATCTTCATTGGATCCGCGAGGTCGCGCCAGATCTTCGTGATGCGTCCTACGAGAACGGTCGTCGTTGACGGCTGCCCACCGTGTGAGTCCTCGATGTTGCGCCGAAGCGGGATCACCGTCTCCACTGGGTCCGGCCACGTCAGTGAATTGAACGAGAACATCCGACCGTCACCGGTCTCGGTGCCCTCCATCGCCAACGCACCCGACCACGGCGTACCCGTCATTGGCACCTCGGCGTAAACGTCGCCGCCGGTTACCGCTGGCCCAGCGGCGGCGATAGCTACCTGCGTCACCGTTCCTCCATTGTCCGACCCAATGTCATTGTAGCCTGTCCGTCCATCTCAAGATCTCTACGCCGGGAGTGGCTCACCCAGCGGGTAGTCCGTGACGACACTCGCGAATGCGACTCGCACGCGATCGAAGATCATGGGACCCGTCTTCGTCATAAGCTCGTCGGTCATGAGAGTGCGTGGATCCTCGGTGTATGCGAGTGTGATGTGTGGTCGCCACGGAACGTGCTGATTCGGGATGCCCAGCTCGAGATCATCACACAGCTCGAGCATCGCCGCCTGCGCATCCTCGAGGTCGACACCACCCACGTCCGCCACGAGACACGAGTCCTCCGTCTCGGGGTTGAACACAGAGTATGCGAAGAGGTCTCCGCGGATGCTCGGCTGGCTCGCGGCGTACGCCGCGACGGCCGTGTAAATCATCTGCCGCATCTCATCGTCGTACTCGTCGGCGTCACCGAGGTAGATCGCCGTGCAGTGAAGTTCCTCGAGCGGCTCTGTGTCCTCACCGTCGAGGACGAGCTCCGCGAGGTCGTCCGACGCTGGAATGAACGCGATCATCGCACCCGTCTGCACGTCGGCCGCAGCGATGATCACGTCGATGTACGGCATCTTACCCGTGAGGAGTGCATATGCCTCATCATACGTCCAACCCACCGTGACTGGTGGTAGGAACTCCATCGCACCCAGCTCGGGCATCGTCGGAAAGAAACTCTGTGTCATGGTGTCGCCGGTCCTAGCACTCGTACTCGCATGACGGTTGTCGTGCTACTCTTCTTAGTGACACTAATGATCTCGTATGTCATGTGTGTGGGAAGCAACATCTCACGCTCTCCCTTGTGATGTGAGAAGTCATCCACGTACGACATAGGCGTCCCGGCGGGTGCCTCGTACTCAATGAGGAGCTGTCCACCGAAGGCCGGGTTGCCGCCGACTGATGTGGAGTTGAAGCCACGGTTAACGTACGTGCGGCCAACGTACGGAAGCAGCGACTCGTAGCTCGTAATGCTGGGATCATTGAACTCGAGAAAACTCGTGCCACGGTGAAGCAGGATGGGGCGCGTCGACGGGCGCATACCTCGCTGTGTCGCGTAGATCTTCGACTTGTACGACTTGAGATCACCCTTGCGAATGGCGTCGTTCCACGCGGTGTACGAGCCACCCGTGTAGACCTTCGTCGCTTCCTTCTCGCCTGGCTTCCAGTCACCGTACTTCGCGTGTGACTCCGCGCGGTACGCGAGCGCCTGCGACGTCGAGATGACGTCATACTGCTGCGAGTCGGGTGGACCGTAGTCGGCGTACGCCGACACGGGCACGGGAACGTCCGGCGACATAATGGGTGCGTCGATGCGACGACTCGTAAAGAACTTTCCGTTCGCTGTCTGCAGCCAGTTAACGATCTTCGCCTCAAGAATGTGAAGATCGGTCTTCCCGCCCTTGAGCGCGTTCGCCGCATCGAGCATGCGCAAGATCTCGAGTTCATTCAGTCCGAGATACTTACCCTTGTACTTCGCAGCGAAGTGTGACTTGGCCTGCTGAAGCTTCCCCCACACGATCTCCGGTGTCGATGATGGGTTGAGACCCGCCAGGTAGTCGACGATCTCCGCCTGCTCAGTTCCGTCCCATAGCGTGAGATCGACGTGCGCGAGCTGACCCTGTGTGAGCGTCGGATACGTCGCGGACGGAGTGGGAGCAACGTGTGGTGTGTACGCTGCCTTCTTCGCGGGCGGCACGTACCCACCCGTCTTCTTCGTAATGAACTTCTTCATCGCTGTGATCTGCGGCTTCGTCGCGAGACCGTTTGCCGCCTCCCACTGGCCGTAAAGCTTCCAGTCCTCACCCTGTCCGATGACGTCCTCGGACTTCCACGCACCGCTGGAGAGCTGCTTCTGCTTGACGAGTCCGTCGTCCGTCCAGACGAGTCGGAACGACTCCTTATTCCAACCCTTCGTCGTGTACTGCGCGACGACCTCACCGTCCGCGTACTTCGACGCGTGCTTCATGATCTCGTCTTTAGCCAGCGGATCTCCGACGCTCTTACCGGGAATGTGCGTCGCCGTGCCGGACAGCGGTGGCTTAAGCGCAGCCTGCGTGGCCGCGGCCTTCTTCGCTGCGGCCTTCGCCTTCTTAGGTGAAGCGAGTGGAGACTTCGGTGTGAATGGCGGTGCGGTCACCGGCGTCTGCGCATACACCTTGAGCGGATCGGGAATCTCAAGCTTCGTCGGGTGCGCTACGTACCAGTCCATGTTTGCGATGTCATCTTCGGCGTACACGATGGACGCGGGATTCCACTTACCGGACGGCGCGAGTGTGCCCATCTTCATGTCACCGTCAAAATCGAGCAGAAGCCGGTACATCGTACCCGTCGTGTCATCCCACGCGTAGGCGATGACGTCGCCCTGACTTACGTTTCCCCATGCGAGATCCCAGACATCTTTGCCCGTAAGCTTGTCACCCACGTTCTTACCGGGCAACTTCGACTTCGTCTTATTGATGAGGACGTCACCCGTGAGCTTCCAGTCGTAGTGCTCAACGGGTGCGGTCATCGCGGTGGTCGGTGTCCAGTCGCCGCCCGTCGTCTTGATCTCAAACTTATACCCACCACCGCCCTTTCCGTCGTAGAGCACTCGCCACTGGGCCTTCGTGAACGGATCCACGGCGGTCGCCATGATGTCGCCGTCTTCGAAGAGATGCGCATTAAGTCCAAGCTCGGCGGGTGTTACCGAGTCGTCGGGTCCCTTTCCGTACACCTTCGTCGGCATCATCTTAGCGGCGGGTGGTGAGATGCCGGAAGTTCCCGGAACCTTCCACGTCGCGGCCTTCACCCACGCATCGTCGAGTGCCGACGCGGTGTTATTCCAGTGGGTCATAGCCGTCTTGTACTGGATGACATACTTATTCGGCGTGCTTGGCTTGGCAATGATGCGATACTCGACGCCGGCTGCAGTCGACGTGCCAACTGCGAAGACGTCGTCCTCTTCCCAGATGCTTCCGAATGAACTCATGTGAATGTCTTCGGTCGTGATAACCGAGCCGGACGGCAGATCATTCACAGTCTTCACTGCGTTACTCACGGGTACGACGGGTGTCACAGGCGTGGGTGTGACGAGATCTTTCGCGGCGGCCTTGAGCTCATACTGGTACAGTTCTGTGAGGTTGTAGACCGACTTAACGTCGAACCACTCACCCGTCACGGCGTTAAACCGCTCAATGTACGCCTTCGTGAAGCCAGTTGAGTCCATCTTCAGGATGACGCGGTACTGATCACCACTGAACGTCCACGTTGCACCCACAGAGTTGGGTGTCGTCTCGTTCATGTACCAGTATGAAAGCTCACCGGGTGTGACTTCGTCACCGGCGAACTTGCCTTGAATCGCCGACGGGGACTTCGCCGACGGTGTGGGTGTGGGCGCAGCCTTCGCAGCGGGTACAGTCTTCTTAAGTGAGGTGACGGATCCCGGCTTGACGACTTTCATTCCGGCGGGCGATTCGAGCCACTCGATGAGAACGGACTCGTACGTCTTGGGCTTACCCTTAAACCCACCCATCTCATCGAGGATGCGAAGCAGCTGCAGATGATTGAGACCCGCGACGTCCGGAATGGACGTGTCGGCCTCGAGCTCCGTGAGGAGCTTCCAGATCTTTGAACCGCCCCACCCCGGCGTGACCTTCTTACCACCTCCGAGATCCACCCACTTGAGTGCGATGAACTGCTTCGTTGAGAGACTCACACCCGAGATGTCACCCAAGTCAACGCCGACAACTGCGGGCGTGGGAATCGACACTGGCAGTGGTGTCGCGGGCTTCGCGGGTATGTACGAGATTGGAAACGGCTCAGCCTTCTTCGCGGCGACCTTCACCGCGGGTGTGGGTGAGGGTACACCACCGGACTGCTGCCGCGCCTTCACTGCCTTCGCGTAGAACGCCGAGAAGTCCTTCTTCAGGTTGTTCTTACGCTTCACCGCCATGTCGAGGAACTTCTCCACGTCGGTGCCCATACCCTGCGCGACGCGAGACTCGAAGTACGGCCGCAAGAGAGCCTTGAACTCATCGTCCGGGATCGACATAAGCTGAAGCATGTAGTCACCCAGCGGGCCTTGGGTCGGATCGTGCAAGTCGATGTTCTTGCCCGCGACGAACGCCTTCCACATCGACGAGTACGTAAGCTTGTCGCCGCCTAGCGGTGTGACCGGCGTGTACGCCCAGTCGAGCTTATCGTGACCGAAGAACTTGTACGACTGACCCTTGTCGATCCCGACGAGCTGACCGGTGCTCGTGCGCACCCACTGCCCACTGTGCGTGTCGTGGTTGGAGATGAGCCAGTCGAAGATCTGCTCACGCTGCATCACGAGGAGGTCCTCGGCGCTCAACTTAAGCGGGTCAAAGCTCCCACCCGGGAACGCATCCACGCTGTCGAACATCGACTGCAGTGTGCCGTGCTTCCCACCTAGCGTGACCTCATAGACGCCCGGCCGCTGCATGAGCGCCTTCGAAGCGAGGCGTGACGTCGCGATGTCGATCTCGACAAGGAACTTCGAAGAGTACGACTGTCCCTTGATCGGCTTAAAGAGCCACTTCCGTCCACTCGAGTCGACCCACACCTCGGCCTTACTGGCCGTGGCGAACACCTTGCCCGTGAACGTAAGGTCAGACAGTGCGGGCTGCGACGGCACGGGCGGCAGTGGCGCGAACCCGACCGCCGGTCCCGGCTGGGTCGTCGGAGGAAGGTTCACGTCGATGTTCGTCGGAGCGACGACGTGCGTCGCCGGCTTGGGGACCGTCACGCCGCCGGACGCCTTCTTCCCAGCGGGTGTCTGGAGCCACTCCGTGTACTTACCGAGGTACGAGCCCTTCGCCGCGCCCGTGTACTTGTGATCCACAACCTGCAGAATCTGAAAGTCGTCGATCCCGGTGAGCTGCCCCTCGCCCACTGTGTCGCGGACGTCCGCGAGCACCTTGTGAATCTTCGCTCCGCCGAAGGCCGGCGAGATCTTGTGCAGCATGAACGCCGTGAACAGAGCCTCACGGAGTGCCTCGGCGATGTGTGAGATGTTCGCCTGCGGCGTGGGTACGACGCAGTGCGATGAGACGCCGGTCGTCGCCGCTACGAGATTTCCGTAGCCGTCACCGCAGCGGAACTTCGGCGGCTCGTCGACCTCGAACGTCGTGGTGCAGCGGCAGTTGATCGTCTCACCGGGCGCCCCCGACGGATCACCCGGAAACTGGAGGTGCGACAGCCCAACGAGGAACATCTCGTCGAGGCCGACCTGCTGCCCGTTCGCAAACTTGTGCGTCTCACGCGTCCGGCCGTCACGGGTGGAGATCCACTCCTTCGTGACCGTGCCCTGATCATAGCCCATGAAGAGCATCTGCGCCAGTGACCCGGACTCACTCGCCGCGTGAATCTCGGTGCGTGCGATCCGGTGTGCGCGCGTCTCCTCGAAGTTCGCCAGGTTCGCGATGCGGTCCGCGATCTGCTCCACAGAGAGACCGTCGTGAATGCCGTCGAGGAGCTCGTTGCGAATGTCCTCCCAGACCTCATTGCCCACACCGCTGAGGCGGTTCGTCACCGTCTTCATGTACGTGACGGCAAACTCGTCGGCGACCAGTGGGATGCCGGGTAGCGCACCGTCTGGGAACGAGTCACCGAGTCCGATGGCGACTTGCACCGCGCTGCCCGTGTACACCTCACCAACGTACGGTGTGATGACGCCGTCGACCTCCTCTTGCCACAGCTGCTGCGCGATCATCACGTCGGCCGGACCGAGGCCCGCGGACGATGCGGCGGTGACAGCGGGCCGGAGGTTGTCCGCCACACCCCGCGCGACGCTGCGAAGTGACTCCTCGACGACGCCTTCAAAGTCGGCGATCAAGACGTCCAGGTCATCCTCGGTGTACCCTTGGATTCTGGCCATACCAACCTACCCGTCTGCTACGGAGAGCGTGTACCGGATGGCTGGTTGTCCTCGGGCTCCGGCTGGTCCGGGGGCCCAGCGGCCGGTGTGGGAGCAGACGGGTTTTCCGCGTCCACACCACCTGGGCCGGTTGTCGCACCGGCCACTGGGGGTCCCGGGAGCTCCAGCGCATCGATTGCGGCTCCCGCCTGCGCCGGGTCCTTCGCCATGGAGATGAGGATCTGGCGGCGAAGCTCCGTGTCGTCGGGCATGTCCGCGGAGTCGAGTCCCTTCTCGCGGAGGTATGCCTCGGTCGTGATGGCGAATCGGTCGTGCGCCTGCTCCGCGGACTCGGAGCGGTTGGGCGGCGTGTTGAGCTCGGACGTGTCGTACCAGCAGATGATCCGCGCACCGTCGCTGTCGATGACGGACTCTCCCTGCAGCTTCATCGCCGGATGGAGCCATCCGGCGGTGACACCACCGCAGATCAACTCCGCCTCGGGAGCGACGTGGACCTTGATGCCCTGCTCGTCGAGCGTCCACGCGTTCCAGTGGCTCGTATCGCCCATGCCCGTGATGACTTCCTTGGGCACGTTCATCCCAGTGGCGAGGCGGTCGCGGTAGAGGTTGATGAGCTCCATCAGCCGCTCGTCGTACGAGTTCGCGAAGTCCATGTGCCGGAAGGACTCAATGTATTCCTTCGGCACCTTGATGGGAAGCGGGATCGCAGCGAGTGCGGAACCCGGATCGGCGATGACCTTACCCGCGATGTCGATCCACTCTGCAGTGAACGGGTCGGCCTCCTTCTCGAACCCAGGCTTCGGCGGGAACGTTACCTCCTGCGGGTAGAGGAGGAGCCCGTTCGACGCCAGCCGCGACACGGCCTGCGCGATGACGCGCCGGTCGAGCATGCGCAGAACGCGCATCGTGTTCAGCGCGGCCTTCGCGGGCGAGTCCGGAAGGTAGTGCTTCCGCGCGCTGGGTCGCCACTGCCGGAAGACGAGCGTCTCGTGCGGTAGCGGAAGCCACGCGCCCTCGTCGACCTCGACTTCCCAGATGTCCATCGTCTTGGCGCGGCCGTCGACGTTGACGCGGCCACTGCCCACGCGGATTTCGTCCTTCGCCTTCACGGACCAGTGACGCTCACCGTCCTCGTCATCGTACGCGACGACGTAGCCCTCACCGGGAACTCCCAGCTGGACGTCCATCTCCTTGAGGTAGTCCGACTGCCCGGAAGTGCCTCCGAAGAAGTCGCGCATGAGGTCGACGGCGATGCCCGACTCGAGGAGCTCCGGTTCCTCGCCGTCGGGTGTGATGCGTGCGGCGGTGAGGCGAACCCGCGACATCGTCTGCGAGTGCCACAGCATGGCGAAGCGCAGTTCCTCGAGCGACTCGTAGAAGTCCCACAGCTCTCGCTGCCACTGGAAGTCGGAAAGTCGCAGGATCCGGTTGGGACGCAGGATGGTCGCGGAGGACGTGAGAGCCCTGCGCACTGTGGAACCGCGACGAAGTGTATCGCCGCGACGTCGCCGAGCGAGCACGTCGGCCATGTCGACCTCCTCTGAGGCTTAGTCGTCCGGGTCGAGGTTGACGGCGATGAGACCGGTGACGGCTCGCGCAACGATGACGGCGACGACGGGAAGTGGAACGCTGACGAACCACGTGAACCCGTACACGACGAGTGCGCCGATCCAGATGCTCATGCACCACGGACACGTCAGGAGGTATGCGAGCGATCGACCCAGCGGGCCGAGGTGGGGACGAGTGTCTGGGTGCTCTAGCTGCCACTCACCGTCCGGCTCGAACCAGTTCAAGATCCAGTCCCGCGGTGTGGCGATGGGCGGAAACGAGTCCTTGATGATCAGCCGGGTGAGGCTGAACGTGGTGAGGCAGATGAGGAGGTACGTCAGGGCAACCGGCACGGCTCTAGTGTATCAAGGCGGAGTGGCGAAAGATCTTGAGCGAACCTATTGCACAACGATGAGACTAATTGGTATAGTTGACGTAGCAGGAAGAACCGGGACCTCCTATGGCAGATCTTGTGTTACGAACCCGGTTCGCAAGTGGGAGTACAGAGGGCGGGCGCCCTGCAACGGGCGCCAGTCCGCTGAGGAAGGGCCCGTAGCACTAAGGTAGTGCACTCGCAGTTGTGCACCGTCGATCCGATCGGTAACCGGGGACGCCCGTTTAAGCCGGTACCTTCGACTGCCTGCGAGAGAAGGTGGTTCGATTCCACCCGGGGTCCACGCACCACCCAATGAACGAAGGGAAAGCACACATGTGGATCATGACACCCGACGGCATCCTGATGCCGGCGGCCGTTCCGGCCGCGAACGGTCCGTGGAACGCGAACGGTTACGACTGGGACCAGCAGGTTCGCGCTCGCGATAAGCGAGTTCTCACGAAGCTCCGTAAGCGGATGCTCGCCGAGCACATGGTCGTCAGCGACATCGTCGCCACCCCGCAGCTCGACTACGACTACCGCATGTACGTTCTCGCCGTCGACTTCGGGTACATCGTCAACCTGATGATCACCGAGATCGACTACGAGAAGTTTAAGCCCGTGTCGCTCCTCAAGGGCCGCGGTGGTAAGAAGCTCCACGACGTCTACAACCGCATCTGGGGGATCGTCGCGGACGCGTACGACTCGCCCATCCTCTACCGCTACAACCCGCGGCGAGGCCAGCGATGATCGGCAAGGGATCGGTGGTAACTTACACCGATCCCCTATCGGGTCGGAGCACGGACTGCGTCGTCACGGAACTCGTGACCTCGTGGTTCGGCACCCAGCGGCGGGGAACGGCGTACAACGTGATCGGCAACGGCCGCAACTGGACCGCACAACTTAAGAACCTGGAGGAGACGAAGTGAGCGACGTCAAGTACCCCAAGATCCATGTGAAGCTGACGAGCACGGACGGCAACGTGTTCGGCATCATCGGCAAAGTGCAACTCGCACTTAAGGGCGCTGGGCTGAAGAACGAGGCCAAGCAGTTCGCGCACGACGCGATGGAACTCAAAAGCTACGACGAGGTGCTCCGGATGTGCATGGAGACCGTCGACGTCCAGTAGGACACAAGGAAGCCCGGCCAGATCTTTGGCCGGGCTTCTCTGTGTCTGGTGCCTTACGTCCTGCGGACGGTGTCGTACGCGTTCCAGAACTTACGGGGTCGGCGTAACCGGGTTCCCGTCCGCATCAGCGTCGCCCACGGCGGTGACGCCGGCGTCGACGGTTGCCTTCAGCGCGTCGAACGCGGCCTGACCCGCGGGAGTGAACTCGCCCTGGGCCGCCTCCAGCGCCGCTACCTTCGCGGCGATGTCCTCGTTGAACTCGGTCACGGTGGTCTGCAGAGCGGTGAGATCGGTTTCGACGGACAAGGTTCTCTCCTCCAGTGCGATCACGCGGGCCTCATCGCCAACGTGAATGTGGATGTGCAGATCGGTGCTGGTCATATGATCTAGTCTACAAGGTGGGTATGCCCGCACGACTGAAGCCGCCGCTCAAGCGAACGGACGACAACCCACTAGGTGTGACAATCTCGGCGAACGAGACGGTCTCGAGGTACGCAAGGAGAAGCGCCTCCGCACGGTCGGGTGAGAAGCCGAGTCGCTTGATCTGCTTCGCCTTCGGCTCGATCTTGATCTTGCCCTTCGAGTCCAGAACCTCGTACTTCGACGAACACAGCTCGTGTATAACGTCATCCTCCACCGCGCTCAGGTCCCACGCCTCCACGCCCGGTCGACTGCGCTCGCGGCCTCCCCACCAGATCTCGGCGCGCTTGTTGAGGAACTTATCCTCCTTACCCTCCGTGGGTCCCGCACCAAAGTTCACCGCGACGACCTCGGCGTCGTGCGTTCGCTCACCCGTGGGATTGTGCTTACTCGAGAGCTCGCGGAGTCGCCCCGCGACGCCCCAGCCGATGCCCGTGGAGTCGATCTTAATCTTCGTCAGGCCCCACTCGGAGATCGCCATTGCCAGCTCGCCGACGCTCCGCATCGGGTCCGCGTCGATGAACTCCAGCTCGCGCCCGGCGCGCATACCACGCCGTTCCCGGAGTACCGTCCGGTCGCCGCCGGCGCCGACGTCAATGCCACCCTCAGCGGGCTCACCCGCTGGGAAGTCTGTGAGCTGGCAGGTTCGCGCCCAGTCGTAGCGGATCACCGCGAACGGGTCACCACCCGTCGGGAACTTCCCGTCGACCTTCGACTGATAGAGCGCTGAGTCCTTACCCCACTTCTTGGCACGCTCCGTCGCCCAGCGGGGGTGGATCAGCATGTCGCGCAGGAACTGGGACACGGGCTCACCCGTGAAGTTGGGTGAGTGGTTCGCACCGATGTGAATGACGTTCCACCCGCTGTCCGGGCGGCACACCTCCTCGAACTCACCGGGTCCGTCCGGGTTCCCGATCACCAGGACCCGGGAGTGCTCGTTCGCGGCGAGCGTCGAGCCGCCGTCCCAGATGTTCTTGGGGATGCCGTACGCCTCGTCGAGGATCAGCAGGAGGTACCGGGCATGGAGTCCCTGAAACGCCGCGGGACTGTGCTCAGATGGCTTGCGACCCAGGCCGGCGAGGTACTTACCGAAGTACCACTCCGTGAGGTTCAGTCGACCTGCGAGTCCCGCGCGATCGTGAAAACCGTTGATCTCATTCCAGAGGATGGCCTCGACCTGGGCCTGCGTGGGCGCTGTGGTGACGACCCTCGCCTCGCCAATGGGATGAGTGTCCAGCCACCACGCCGCGGTGGCAGCCGCGATCCAGCTCTTCCCGACCTCGTGACACGAATGCACAGCCGTGTTGTGATGATCCCGGACACTCTGAATGATCTCACGCTGCTTGCTCCAGACCTCGGCCTTCGCACGCTCCTCGAGCCATGCGATGGGATTCTTCCGCCACCGCGCCTCGGGCGGGTCGATGAGGTCCGCCGCGACGGCGAACCTCGAGGTCGTCTGCTGCACTTTACGGGACGACGAAGGTCAGCGCGAGCGCCGCGAGACCCACCCAGCCCATGGCCGCCAGCGCCGGCTTCGCGATGTACGTGCCCACCGCGGCGACGACGAAGAGGATGATGGCGATGACGATGAGAACGATGTCCACGGTGACTCTCCCTACGGCTTGTTGGAGGTGGCCCAGACGCCGGCCACCGCGAGGATCGTGCCGGCTGCGACGGTCACCCACTCCGTGGCGGTGATGCCGTTGTCCGCGAGTGCGGTGATCAGTAGCGCGGCAAGCACAGTGACGCCGGCGGCGACGGCCTTCGCGACGGTCGGCTTCTCCTCGACGAGGGTCGGCGCCGACGTCCAGCCGGGATCGGGCGTGAGGTCTTCCGGATGAAGTATGCTCATGCCTCGATCGTAGCAGGCTCGGAAGGCTTCTTCTTGATGTCCTCGTTCGGTGGGATCTTTACACCCGCCGACTGGAGCGTGGCGATCAACTCTTCCTCACGGCGGAGCATCGCCTCGTGGTTGGAGTTGACGAGCTTCGTCATGTGCTCCGTCTTGGTCTCGATGGCGTGCGCCTTCTCCTCGATGACCTTCGTGCGGCGAAGCAGTGGGAGTAGCACCGTGAACGCCGTGATCAGCAGGCCGAGCGCGGTGAAGAGTGATGCGATTGCGGTGATGATTGCGGCCGTCACGGGTGTCCTCTTTCGGCGGGTAGAACCGGCCGTTACAACCGTACCAAGTGGAAGCCAAAAGAGGCCCCAGCTGGGTGCTGGGGCCTGCCTTCGAACGAGATCTACCGGGTAACGGCCTCAACGGGATGTTCGCGTACCCACTCCCACTCGGCGTCGCTAAGCCCAGCGGGTCGCTGACCCGCCTTGATGCGATCGATCGTGCTGCGCTGCGCGTCGGCCAGGTCAACGTCCCGGCTGGGCGTGAGCGTGACGATGTCAAACGACAGCCGACAGCCGTCGTACTCGTCGTTCTGCATCGCGAGCTCGAATGCCTCCTGCTGGTCCGACTGGCCGCGGCTCCGCTCGAAGGCGATCGCCTCCTCGGCGGTCCACTGCCTCTTGTGCGAGTGTACCGTCTTGCCCTCACTGGTGATGAACTCGCCGAGTACGACGTCGAAGTACGACGTCAGGTCGACGTCCGTGACGGTGGTGACGGTGCGGACGATGCGAATCATCTTGGGCGCTTCCATCAGTTCATGCTCCCTACGAGTCGCGGTACGTGGTACTGGAGGCGCCGCGCCATGAAGGCGCAGAGGGCGACGTACGTCTTCTCGTTCGCACCTGAGATCTTGAGGTTGTCGAACCACGCCACCATCGCGTGGAACGCCTTCTCGTCGTCACCGCCGAACTGCGCGAGGTAGACCGCGTACTGGTCGCGGGCCATGTCGACGACGGGCCGCGTGTCGCGGAGTAGCTCCTCGTACACGCGCTTGCTTTCGCTGGGTTCCATCATACAGTGATTCTACCAGGACTTCGTCACGTAGTGCAACGCAGGCGCGGTGAACGCTGGAGCCCGGCAGGCAGAGCGCGGAGAGTAGTCCGTCGATCATGCCGAGGCTGTGGCGGTCCACCCAGCGGGTACACTCCGCGAGTGCGCTGGGAAACCCTGTGACGAGGTACCGCACTGTGTTCACAATCACTACTGTAACAAGATCACATAGCGAAGGCCGCCTCACTCTCATGAGACGGCCTCCGACCTACGTGATCAGAACCACACGACCTTAAATGCCGTGATCCCCGAGCTACCGCACGGCCCGTCCCACTGAACCTTGGGCTGCACGCATGAGTGCTGACTCAGCGACGAACTCGAACTGTTCTGCACGAACGTCACGAACGTGCCCACGCACGGCCAGTCCTTGCGGAACTGCGCCTGCGTGTCATTCCACGGGGCGTCGCTGTAGAACACCGAGTTGACGTGATCATTCCAGTTGAACCCGGTCGGGTCGGTGCCCAGAAGCACGCACTGCCCACCCGAGAACTGCAGCATGTTGAACACGTAGCTGCGACCCTGGTAGTTGCTCGCTTCGTAGATGCACATGTGTTCGAGCGGACATGAGGGCGCCGCCTGCGCCGGCACGGCAGCGAGTCCAACCATGACCACCGCGGCGGTCAGAATCAGAATGATGCGCTTGAGCACTTCGTTCTCCTTCGTTAACACGGTGGTGCGTTATATGGGGTGGTGCTCAGGTGCCGTTGGGACTCTCTCCTCGCAGTCGAAGTCCTGGAAGGTGCTGGGCGCCAGCCCGGCGAGCTGCCGCAGGATCTCCGCGGCGAGCTCCCGGATCTCCGCGTCGGCCTGCGGGTGGAGACGCTTCTTAATGACCTCGCGCCACGCCCGCATGTTGCCCGTCACGACGAATCGCGTCTCCGTCGCCTGCGGGAGAACGGAGCGTGCGGCCTCGCGGGCCTGCTTGCGCGCTAGTCCTGCCGCTGTGAGACGCCCTACGAGCTCACGGTACGTTCCAATGGCGCGATCCGTTGCCGCGTCGAGCAGAAGTTGCGTCGTGTTGCCACGCGCCTTGAAATCTTCGACGATCGCCGGCGGAGTAACGACGATCGGATTTGACTCGTCCACGAACCGCTGGGAGCGTACGGAGAACGAGAGGTGCCGGTGCCGGGTTAGCTCGGCCAGCAGGCTCCGTGAGACCCCGGTGACGTAGAACGACGCGGAGGCGTGCTCCAGGACGGACTCGTGCCCGACCTCGAGGATGTGCTCGAGGTACGTCGCGTTCGTGTTCGTCGCTGGGTTGGGTCGGTTCCACGACTCGTAGCACGCGCGACCCGCGAACTCGGCGAGGTCGTCGGCGTCGTAGACCCAGTCGTGAAAGTGCTCGCCGTCGTTCTCGTACGCCACCCAGGGAGTGTCGTCGATCTTCTCCCAGTCCACCACTGTCGATGCAATCAGTACGACCTTCACTCTGCACTCCTCTTCATTCGTTCCCGTGCGCGCCAGAGTTCGGCGGCGTAGAGCGGAACCACTGTGGGCACACCACCCACATCGATCTCGTAGCGCTTGCGCGTGAACCAGTCGACGATCGCCTCGCGGCCAACACCCGGCCCCCACCACAGCACTCCCGTTCGCCACCAGTCTGCGAGACGATCCACGGCGCGCTGCAGGGAGTCGTCGTGCATCGTAACCGGACCGTGTTCGGCGAGCCGGGCAACCGCGGCGCGGCGCGCGTCACTCGCGTTGCCTCGCAGGAGAACCTCGTACCCACCCAGCTCGCAGACGAACTTCCTCATGGTTGGATTCTATCCCGTCTCGTCTTCACTCTTGGGCCTACCCCGCGGTCGGACGCTCGTCGGCTCCGTAAGAATGATGCCGGCGCGCTCACGCTGCCGGGCGAGTGTGTTGAGTCGGCGACACTCCGTGCAGCGACACTTGTGAATCTTATAACACGTCTCACTGGGGTGAACGTGCGGTCGACCCGGCTTCGCCCAGCGGGTACTCACGACAGGGGCCACTTGAGACCGATCTCCCGGTAGAGCCGGACGATCGTCGTAGGCATGGGCCGCGGTCGCGCGTGTCGCCGCGCGCGAACCTTCTCGTAGTACCGTGCCCGGACCACGCGCTGACACTCGACGCAGTCGGCGCAGCGACACTTGTGGTAGCGGTAGCAGTGATAGCTGGGATGTCCCGTTGCCTCGGGTGGGTGGCGCGTCAGCATCACTCCACGATCCCGACTATGCGTCTCAGTCGCGTGAGCTCGTCTGGCGCCAGAACTCTGCCGGTGGGTTCGGGTCCCTCACCGCGCAGTGCGGCCTCGAGGTCGGCAACCTCACGGTCGCGAATCTCAGTGCGAATGCGCTCTTCGCGAATCCGCTTCTGCCGGGCGCGCTCGTCCTTCCCGTCCTGGCGGTTGAGTTCACGGCAGACGACGCAGCCGCACCCGTGCTTCTTATAGCAGTTGAGGCTCGGGTGCGACCGGCAGTCGCAGGTCTTGCGACGGCGAGCGGGTGGAAGCTTCACCGGCGACTCCTTCACTGTGTTCGCTTAGGTGTGTGGGCGACCCGGAAACCCGACCAAGAGTTTGAGTCGCCCACAGCTAGATCCTACCAGGTTAGCACATCGTCAGCTCAGTCCGACTCACCGTGGAGGAAGCACTCCACGCTGGTGTCGGTGCCGGGTCGGATGGGCTTGATCTCGCGACCTACGGCGCGAACGTCGTTGGCCACGGGTCGACCGTCGCGGTAGAGGACGCACTCGAGAAACTCCGCGCCGATGTCGTCCATGACGTCCGCGTCCATGTGCACATTCGCGAACGAGACGATGGCGTGGAGCACCCTCGGGATGGTGACCGGCTGGGTCTGGTACGGGGAGTTGAACGTTCGGTGCACATCCCAGAACGCTATAGTCGTCTTGTTAACGTTGCGCCGGGCGTCCGCGTCGGTCTGCCGATGCCCCATGAGGTCGACGTAGATCACGTCACCTTCACTCGTCTCGAGAACGTTGCAGTCCGCGTCGAGGATGCGCGCGGTGTAGACGTAGGTCCAACCTCCGGGAGCGTACTTCACCGGGTCCACGTCCAGCGGGTGAGTCTGGCAGGCTCCGGCCGCGTCGTGCGCCTGCTCGCCTCCGGGAGTCTTGCCACCCTCACACGCGAGTGTGATGAGTCCGACGAGTGCGACGGTGCCCGCCGCGAGTTTCACGTTCACTGTGTTCTCTCCTTCAGTTGTGTGCGCTGCACGTAACGCTGTGTTCACCGGACGTCTGCACGGGAGTCACGGAGTATCCCACGCCCGTGTTGTCGATCAGACTCACGACCCTGCCGTCGCGGGTAAGCTGGCAGTACAGGTTGTGCGAGACGTCGTGGTCGCCGTCGAAGGCGAGGATGCGCCACTCGGCGGGTGTGGTCTTGACCGACGCCGTAATGCTGAACTCGTGCTGCCCGTCCCGGGGTACGACGACGACTCCGACCCAGCAGGGAGAGCCGGCCGCACAGGGTCCGCGGTCGACGAACGGCATAACGGTGTTGCCGTTCGCGTAGATGCCGGGTGCACCCTTGTGGCTCCCATTACCCTGGACGATCAGGCTCGAGGCGGCGACGTGGTCGCCCACGTTGTTCGTGAACCCGATCTCGATGGCGTAGTGCCAGTTCACTGGGTCGGACGCACCGCTGGGTCCGCATGCGCCCAGCGTGAGAGCCGAGACGGACATGAGACCCAGCACCGCGTACCTCTTAGATTCATTCATGTAACTATCTTACCAGGAAACCGGGCAGTGAGTGTGACCCAGTGCTACTCGCCCGTCGCAATCTTGTCCACGGCCGCCGGGTCGTTCGACGAGAAGCCGAACATCGTCATCGTCATCTTGTCGTAGCGGCGGCCCTTCTCCGCGAGCGCGTCCCACTCGTTCTCCAGGTAGCGCATCTCCAGCTCCAGCTCCCGCATGAGACGCCGAACCCGGCTGACCTTGTTGGGCTTGACGGTGACGGCCTTCTCCCGGACCGCGGCCTTCTCTGCCTCGACGGCCGATCGCATCGCGTCATCCACCCCCGTCACCCCGAGTGCGACGCGAATGTCGCCGAACGCGGCGTGGAACTTCTCCCCGATCTGCGCGAACCCCTCGACGAGTGTGGGCTGCGGCTTCACGCCCTCGTTCGCGGCGACGTCGACGATGACCACCGTGTCCTCACTAGCGAGTTGCGCGTCCATGTCCAGCAGATTCATATCGCTGAAGTCCTCGGCGGGAACCTCGGCCGCGTGAACGCCGTTGGCCTTCTTACGTCCGCGCTTGAGTGGACCCGCGTAGACGTACACGCCCTTCTCCGTGCGACGCAGCTCCGGTTCGTGGTTCTGCGCCCGTGCGAACTGCCGGAGCTTTGAGATGGCGTTCGCGACCTGCTTCGATGAGAGGCTCGTCTGCTTCGCAATGCTCTCCGTGGTCCACGTCTTATCACCCAGCGGGCTCACGCCGCCGCGCACGACCTCGAGCACCACGTCGATGTGACTCTTCTGCGGTTCGGTCATTTTCTTCTCCTCGTTCGTTGCTTGCCTACGACGATCCTAGCAGGACGTCACATCACAGCTTCTTGGCCGCCCACAGTGCGGAGTACTCGTCGGACAGGATGACGACGTCCCCACGCCGCGTGACAACGGTGAACTCGCAGGCCGACGTACCCGTGACGGCCCCCACAGATGCAGCGTGAACCCGCATCGCCAGTGTGGGCTCAGTCACGGGCGGGTACTTACCCGGGTTCGCGACGCGGTCCTGCGCGAAAATGCGGTCCAGTCCCGCAGCCGGTTCCCCACCCAGCTCCTCGTACGTGGGAATGTGTGGCACTCCCGACGTGGGAGCCAACCCCGCGGTGGGAACGGTCTCGCCGTCTCGCCACACGTAGTAGTACGGCGACGTCTCCATCACTCCGAACTCCGGGTGATCGCGGATCATCTGCCGCACGGAGTTGCGCACCTGACCGCGCGTGAGCTTGAGCTTGCTCGCGATGACGTCGTTGTACACCGTCTTACCCTCGGCGTCGCGCAAGAACTTCACGATGAGGGGTGCGATCTTAGTTGCCACTGCCTTCTCTCCTTCGCTTCCACACGTACTTGATCAGCTGCCATATCACCACGCCGGCGAGCACTGAACACACAAGAATACCGTAGTGTTCCATGAGATGATCCTATCAGGCGATCTCACCATCAGACTCAATCGTCCCAGCGGTGAGTGACGTCACCTCCTGCGACTCCGCGTTCACCTCGAGCAGCGCGGCTCGCAGTGCCGTGCGCAGTCGCTGCTCTGTGTCCTCGTCCAGTCCCGCGGCCCCGATCGCCTGGTTCAGGACGCGTGCGATCGTCTCGCCCTCACTCCGTGCCTGCTGGACCATGATGGCGGCGACTCCCGCGTCCACGGCCATCTTCGAGTACCGTGCGAGCTTATCCGTGACTCGCTCGTACGCTACGACCCAGTCGTGAAACACGCCTCCCGGCCTGAGCTCCTCATCGTCCGTGCACTCCGCCAACTTCGTCTCGTAGAACTGCGACCACGCCGCCGCCCTCTTCACCGTGAGCAGCAGTGCCTCCCACGGACTCACGTCCAGCTGCCTCGCTATGAGATGTGCCATCGTCCACGCTCCTACCACTCGCATGATGCCGTTGCTGTGTCGACCACAGTTACCTACACCCGGGTGCACGGTTGCCGCGCCCGCGTTTCTTCCGCACGGTGTCCCGTCTCGGTTCGTACCCGCACATCCCAGCGCATCGGGTCCGTTTCGCACCGGAGTGGGAATTCCGAGCTCCTCATCCCACGTAACCGCCGGGTACCCCCACGTCGCGTGCTGCGTGAGCTCGTACTCAGCCCTCCGCTTACCTCGCTCCCGGTCTTCATCCGTTGGTGGGCTCGATCTCCGTCTCATTGTGCCCTCTGTAACCTGTAACGTCTGGTTGCCCAAAAACTACCGTAGGTCTCCGGAGCTAGATCCACAATCCATCCAAGGCCCTCCATGTAGTTTACCCACTCATCTGTTACAAGGTTACAGAAGAATAAATAAACTAGCTCTAACCTGGTACAACGAAGATCAACTGGGTGTAACATCACCTTACAGCCTAGCTTCAGTCGATGTTACAGATCCCATCTCTCATCCTTTCTTATGTGATCGCATCGCCAAATTCTCTCGATTCTGTAACGACGGTCCGCCCGGCTGTACCCACGTCTGTAACATCTCGTTACAGCCACGGTGCCGCGTCGACGAGTCGCCATCCCAGCCAGCGCACTCCCGCGGCCTTCGCCGACTCCCAACCGCGCGTGCGCAGTTGACCGCAGAAGTCTCGCAGACTCAGCTGCGAGTCGCGGTCCGTCTTGTCGCCGTGCTTCTTGACCCAGTGGGTGTACCACGCGTGTAGATCACTGGCCTTCGCGCACTGCACAGCGGGTGTCTCCACGGGGTTCGCGGGTGACAGGTGACCCAGTTCCACCATCCACCGTAAGAACTCCGCGATGTTATCCAGCTCCTCGAACGAGTCCATCGTGCCGTGTACGAACTTCGTCGGTATCAGATCCCACTTGATACCGTGCGCAAACAGCGGCGACCGCGCTCCAGCGACGAGTCGAGCGAGGATCGCTGCGAGGCATCTCTCGTCTTTAATGAATCGGTCCTTAATGTTCGGATCCTCGTCACGGCTGGGTAAGCTGTGTTCAAACGTAAAGACGATCATCCGGCGCTTAAACGCTTCGTCCGCGCCCTTCACGCGCGGCATCGCGTTGGTGACGATGACCGGCGTGAACCGCGGCGTTGCCTCCACACCCTTTCCGTAGAGATCGCGGTATGGTATGGAGTCACCCCCAGTGAGGCGCTTCACCTGGTCCGCGTGAAGCTCCCAGACCTTGCTCGCTTCCGTGGCGTACGCGATCCGTGTGAACATCGCCTTGACGAGGTCCGGTCGCGGCTTATCGTCCAGGTTGCCGCGGAACACAGAGACGTTCACGGCGGTGGCGTAGCCCCGGAGTAAGCGAGCGATCGCGGCCATGAGCTGCGACTTACCGGACGTCGTTCCACCCAGCAGGATGGGAAGCATCCGGCAGTGGTTGCCACCCCGGAGCGCCGTACCCAGCAGGGCGAACAGTACGTCCTGGTCCACAGGGTCCGGTACGAACGTGTCGAGGTAGCGGTTGAGCTCTCCGCTCTTAGCTCCCTCCGCGTACGACGCGAGCGTGCAGGCCGTGGACATGTCCGCGGGCCGGTTCGGGCGCAGCTCGCCCGTGAGCAGGTTCACAGCACCGTTGGGGCATGTGATGACGTCGTCGTTTGGGTCCAGGTCGTCCGCGCGAACCACGATCCGCGGGTCCTCAGGCGCGACGCTGAGCATGCGACGACGTGCTCCCTCAGACTCCGTTCTCGTCGCGTGCGCCAGTAAGCGCTGCCGTGGGCTTAACCCACCCTCACCCGGCTCGTCCGCGGCGGCCAGCGCCTCGTCGCGGATGTCGCGAAGCACAGCGGCCGTGAGGGCGAATGCCTTGCCCAAGACGTCCGGTTCCCAGTGTGTACCGTTCCACACGTACCACAGCTCGTTTTCCGGCGAGTACCGGACGACGTCGCGGAAGCGGTTGACGAATCGCTTCGCGTTGCCCGTGTCCGTCGCGTTAACGTCGTCCAGCCGGTTCAGTCCGATGATGTCGTCTACGCTCGGCGGCGGTGGGATGTCCGGGGCGGTCACTCCTCACCCCGAGCGACCAGTGTGACGCGACGTCCCGTGATCTTCTCACCGCCGGCGGTCATGCGCTCCGCCCACTCGCGAAGACCCTCCGGAACGCGGTCGGGTTCCACCGTTCGCCAGATCCGCTCGATCTTGTACTCGACGTGGTGAAACGGCATGTAGTACTCCGCGTTCGGCGGCTGGGCGGCGCGCTTCCAGTGGTCCCGCACCTTCACCGTGACCTCACCGCGCTCCAGTCCCGCCTTCCGGTAGCGAAAGATGAGCTCATTGAAGAACTCATCGCGGACACCGCCCGGGCAGCCGTTGTGCGCGAACTTCTCAAAGTCGTAGCCGTCTGTGTGGTCGCCGCCACCGGCGCTGCCCACCGAGCCTCCGCCAGGCATCCCCCGCCGCTGGGTCAACCAGTCTACTACGGCCTCGGACAGGTCCCCGACCTCACCGTCCAGGAACCACTCACGGTCGCGGTCGAGCGTGACGTTGTGCTCACCGGCGCGAACGGTCTCACTCTGCATCGGAACGAGAACGTACCCGCCGTCCGACTTAATGTCGACGCCCGGCAGGATCCGGTTCTTGCTCTTCACGCCCGGAACGTAGCGGTAATAGCGGTGGACACCCCCGCTGGGTGTTGACGCGATCAGCCCGGTCGTCGGTAGTGCCAGGCCACCCGTCCAGTTCTCAAAGTCGTCCAGAACCTGGATCCCCGTGACTCCCTGCGACTGCAGCCCACCCTCTGCGTCCATGACGATGATGCCCGACGCGAGTCCCGTGCGCACCGCCCAGCGGGAGTCCGGGTACCTGTCGACCATTGCTCGCATGATCGTAGGATTGTCCGTCGCGGCGTAGAAGCCGTGGCACGTGAGGCAGGTGCAGTCCTCGCGACTGTGTGTCGCGTCGGCGACGGCACACTCCGCGCAGTTGGGAAAGGGCGTCTTGTCGGGCTTAAGTACGAAGTACTTCCACGACCGTGACACGGGTCCTCCTCGGTCTTTCGTGAACTTATGGTTGCTACTTCAACACTACCAGCTCGGAGATCATCATCTGCGACACCGCGAGATGGCATCCTGATACGGTTGAGCCAGTGGGAGGTCGACCTCGGAAGGGGAAGACACGGGTCGGGGTCGACCGCCCACTGCTTACTTGCCTCGCGTTCGGGTCGCACCACCTACGACAACCCCCGTTCGTGGTTACGCGAGGCCAGGCCGGGATCGCTCCTACCGCCCCAGGTTGTTGCGATCTCGGCCGCTCGGCGGGATGGAGCAGCTCGGTTGTGCTCGTCGGCCTTATAAGCCGAAGGTCGCCGGTTCGAATCCGGCTCCCGCTTCGAGTCTCGAGATCCGGTTAGCCACCGGGGGAAACGAGACTGGTCTGCGAGATGCGCGGCTCGAAAGGCACGTGGTCATTGGTTGGCTACCCGCGGACTCCGACAGTAGCTCAGGGGACAGAGCGCCCGCTTGACTGCGGGAGGACGGCCGTTCAAGACGGTCCTGCCGGGCGACGCGTGAACTGGGACGGTGAGCCTTCGGGCAAGAGACGACACCGGGAAGATACGCGGCAGACGGACCACTCCGCAACACAGCGGAGTGGTCCGTCCGTATAGTAGAACTGAGCGAACCGAACGAAGGAGTCAGGAGATGTCAGGAACAGTCAACGCGGCGACCACCGGTCCCGCGCTTTCCACATACGTGTTATACGGCCGTGATGAGACGCTGGTAATCGTTGCGCGGCGCCTCGGACACGGTTCGTCTCACCGCGCGGGCAAGCTACGCTGGTTCGAGGTGGACATCTACCGCCAGGACGACGGCGAGTACTTCGTCCACACGCGCGGTATGACCAGCGTTGTGGATGAGACCACGTACACTCGCATCCTGCGAACGCGATCTGCCTTCGAGATCGTCGACGCTCTCATCGTCAACCACCACGACAAGATCTACCTTCCTCAGCAGTCGACTCGCGCACTCGCGCAGGCCGCCCAGTGGGACGATGACTGCCTCGAGGCGTACCGTGAGGCACCCACTATCCTGGCGGCCAAGAAGTCACACACCGTGGAGTCGTCATGATCTTTATGGGTTTTACGATCGGTGTCGTGTTCATCGCGATCTGCGTCGCCGCGAACGTTCTGGCCGAGCAGGACACGCTACTGCGATCGCGCTCGTGGCCGCCGCTGCTGTCATACCGGCTACCGGCACGCCTCATCACACTCGCTGAACACGGTCGCGTTCGCTCGCGCCGCGCGTCACACCGCATTCGCGCAGACATCGACTGGGAGATGAACGCACTCGTCTTCCTCACTGTGTCCGCGCTTACGATGATCACTAGCGTTGTGCGTAAGTACGTCGACGACGTCGCCCGCTGGGCGATGTCACCCACACTGTCGAACGAGTTCACCGAGTGGTGGGAAGAGTCATGGACGAACGAACGAAAGCGAACATACCACGGCAGGCGCCGCTACGAAGAGGTGTCACAGCGCACCGAGTGGCGGAACCGCTGGGCAGAGTACGACACACAGAACTGGCCCACATTAGCGACGTCCGGAAACGCCTGGGATCTCGTACCTACGTTGTCTCGCATGTCCGAGAAGGCACTCGTTATCTGTACGGGCATGACGTTCAACGTAACTACCCACGTCATGCCCGTCGATCACGTCGCACGCAACCTGTCCGAAAGCCCGCGTCTGCTACACTCGGTCTAATCTTCATCTTGTACCTCGCGCTGCTCGGTGTCTTCGTTGCGTACGTTACCTGGGAGATCGTGAGACTGTGCTTATCATCTTAGAGGGACCCGACTGCGTCGGCAAGTCGACACTCGCCGAGAATATCTCCGCGAACTTCGTGAGCTCCCGCCAGCCGTACCACTGGTTTCAAGCAGGACCACCCGGCAAGATCCATCCGCTCGACGCGTACGTCGTACCGCTTCTCTGCTTCGGTCCGCACGACGTCGTGCTCTGCGATCGCTGGCACGTGGGCGAGGCCGTGTACCCGACCGTCATGGGACGGTCGACGCGCATGACGCCGGGAGTCCTCGACTACATTGAGCTCTTCCTGCAGTCGCGCGGCGCCACCACGCTTGTGCTCGATCAAACCGATGAGATCCTCATGTGTCGCTTCATCGAACGAGGCGACGACTTCGTCAATGCGGGACAGCTTCTCGAGGCCGCTCACGGATTCCGCGGAATCCAATGCTTCCTACGCACAAAGACGATTCAGCCGCCGAACATGGTGATGAGCACTGCCTCACTCCGTGAGGCATCCGTCGAGTATCTCCGAAAGACGTACACGACGTGGATCGGATCCCCCAGGCCCAACGTGCTCCTCATGGGCGACGTTCGCGCGTGCGACGGGCAGACGTGTAAGCACAAGACGCCACACGACGTAGCGGGCCCCGCGTTCATGCCTTATCCGGCGACGTCGGGGGAGTTCCTCTTCCGCGCACTGGATCCGCTACCGGACGGGGTCGCGGTGGCGAACGCCTGCGACGTGGACCTCTCCGACGCACTGTGGGTCGACCTCGGACGACCCACGACCGTCGCACTCGGTGTGAAGGCCTCCGAGCGACTCACGGAGTGTGGCGTGCCTCACGCCGCGGTGCCGCACCCCCAGTACGTTCGGCGCTTCCACAACCATGCGGTCGCCGAGTACGGTCAACTCATCAGGAGCGTAAGCGGAACCGAGAGGAACGAACTCAAGTGGCGACCTTCGAAGCCCTCCACGGCCAGGACGTCTACGGCGACGTTGTCCACAGCGTAATCGTGCAGGGTGTTCCGCGTGAACCGCGCGGACGCAAGACACGGGATCTAGGATTCACGGTCATTGAGCTGGAGACACCGTACTACGCGTTCCCGCTGGGTCTTCGTCCCGGCCTGACCATGCGCATCGCGGTGGCCGAGGCCGTTCAGCTGATCGGTGGGTTCACCAACACGGACCTCCTGACGAAGGCCGCGGTAAAGTTCAACGACTTTCTGGAACCCGACGGTCACTTCCACGGCTCGTACGGCAGCCGCGTGCGGTACCAGGTAGCGAGCGTCGTACGCAAGCTCAAGGAGGATTCGGAGACGCGGCAGGCCATCGTCACCCTCTGGGATCCCGTGCTCGATAACCTCGAGGACAAGAAGGACTACCCGTGCACGGTGATGCTCCACTTTGAGATCAACCGGCGCGACCTCCTGTGTATGACCGTCGTCATGCGGAGCAACGACGTCTGGCTGGGACTACCGTACGACCTGTTCCAGTTCACCCAGCTCCAGTGCACCGTCGCCCGCGCACTCGGACTCGAGCCCGGGCGCTACCGCCACGTCACGATGTCCATGCACATCTACGTCGAGGATGTGTCGAAGGCTTTGGACTGCGACTTCCGACCGCTCCGCGAGCCGAAGCTCGACGAGCTCGTCTTCTCGGGTATCGGCCGACCGAGCGACAGCTTTACCACCATGATGAAGCGCGCACGCGTGCTCACAACGAACGCAGAGAACGTGGAGGAGACGAGCAGTGAACGACAGTATCGCAAGGTCTTCGCGTCCTACCTGGGACCAGTTGTGGATGGACACGGCGAAGGCGGTTGGTCGCCGGTCGCTGTGCGCCCGTGACCAGGTCGGAGCCGTGATCGTCTCTGCCGAGAACCGGATCGTCGACACGGGGTACAACGGGCCACCCGCTGGGTTCTCACCCGCGAACTGCGGCGGTGGCGCGGACATTAACCGTCCCACCTGCGAGTGGTGGTGCGAGCGTGGGCGAACGCAGACGACGTTCGAGCGTGAGATTCAGGGAAGAGCGGTGGAAGTTCTCACCGGGCGTACGCTCGCAGCGGACTACTCCGACTGCCCGTCGCTCCACGCCGAGGCGAACGCGCTAATGTTCGGTGATCGCGCCCAGCGGGTACGTGGTAGCATCTACGTCTCCTCCACGGTGTGCTTCGGCTGCGCTAAGTTGATCGCGAACAGCGGACTGCTCAAGGTCTTCTACGCGAGGCCCGCGATCGACGACTCACACCGCAGTCCGCAGAGGGCGATGGACTTCATGATGAGCTGCGGACTGTGGGTGACGGAGCTGTGAGACAGGCGATCTTACTTCAGGCGAGCGCCGACGTGACGGTGTTTCACATGGCGAACTGTGAGGGCTGCGAACTTGAGATGCCGTTCGATGTTCGCGCAGAGCGTGACGTGTGGGCCGGCCTTCACATAGCCGGGACCGAACACAAGGTGTCGATTCAGACGATGGTGAGGATTGATACCCGTGAGTCTGGGTGACGTCAAGTTGCATCTCGTCGACAGCATCGATGAGGTGCTCAAGCTCCACGAGTGGATGGGAAATCGCCGTGAGATTCACGCTCTCGCATTCGACACTGAGACGACTGGGCTCATCGTTGGTCAGGATCGGGTCCGTCTTGTCCAGGTGGGAGACGGTGTTCACGGCTGGGCTATTCCTTTCGACGGTTGGCACGGTCTGTTCGGCGACATCGTCAGGCGGTGGGACGGCCACTGGCTGGCTCACAACGCGAAGTTCGACGTGGGTATGCTTGACCACGCGGGTATCACCATGCCGCGTGACCGTGTCCGTGACACGCGAATCATGTCACACTGCCTCACGCCCCACTACTCCACCGCCCTCAAGAACGTAGCGTCTCGTCTCGTCGACGCGCAGGCCGCGTCACTCCAGACGGAGCTGAAGGACACGGCGTGGACGTGGGCGACGGTTCCCATCACGTACCAGCCGTACTGGACGTACGGCGCGCTCGATGCGGTGCTGACGTGGAAGGTCGCGGAGATCCTCTGGCCGCAGGTGCAGGCGGAGTGCCCGGACGCCTTTGAGCTGGAGAACACCGTTAGCTGGATCATCGAGCGGATGGAGCGGTACGGCGCGCACATCGACCTGCCGTACGCGCAAGAGAAGCTGGCCGCGTTCACGCGCTACGTCGACGAGTCCGCCGCGTGGGTGAAGTCGACGTACGGAATCTCCGCGGGAGCGAACGCGTCGGTCATCAAGATCCTGCAGGAGGCGGGCTATGAGTTCGACAAGCAGACGGCCTCGGGCGCTCTGGCTCTGGACAAGGAAGTTCTCGGCGCCATCGATCATCCTCTTGCCCAGACGGTCCTTCAGCGTCGTCAGCTACAGAAGCTGGCGTCGACGTACCTGGGGCACTTCGTCACGGAGGTTGACGCCGATCACCTCATCCATCCCTCCATCAACGTACTGGGTGCTCGGACTTCACGGATGTCTATGGAGCGACCAAATCTTCAGAACCTCCCGCGGAAGAACGATAACCAACCGGCGGCCGAGACGTGTCGCAACTGCGTCACGGCGCGACCGGGCAACGTCATGATGATGTGCGACTTCGACCAGGTGGAGATGCGGATGCTGGCGTCAATGGCCGGCGAGGCGTCGATGATCGCGGCGTTCAAGGGCGACACTGACTTCTTCGTCGCTCTCGCCCGCATGGTGTACGGCGATGAGAACATCGTCAAGTCTGACGTGCGACGGCAGGTCGTCAAGAACGCTGGGTACGCGACCATCTACGGCGCGGGTGTGGAGAAGTTCAGCAAGACGGCCGGCATCCCGGTCGAGCAGGGTCGCGCCGTCCGCGCCCGCTGGGACGAACTCTTCCCGGACGTTCTTAAGTTCCAGCGAAGCGTGCAGTCCGTGGCCACCCAGCGGCGGGTGAACGAGGGTCTCCCGTACGTTCGCTGTCCCATCACGCGACGCAAGCAAGTTAGCGATCCTGGCAAAGAGTACGCACTCGTCAACTTCCTCATCCAAGGCGCGGCCGCCGCGGTGCTCAAGAAGAAGATCATTGAGCTGGACAACGCCGGCCTCGGTGAGTGGATGGTCGTACCCGTGCACGACGAGATTATCCTCGACGTTCCGCGCGAGTCGGCCGCGGACGTCGCGGACATCCTGAAGAAGACGATGAACGACGACACAATGTTCACGGTGCCGCTCTCTTCGTCCGTGTCGTGGGGAAACTCGTGGGGCTCAAAGAAGGAGTGGGAGTGATCATCGCCGTGGATCCCGGTAAGATGTCCGGGTTGTTCGTCGTGAACGAAAAGACGAGCTACTCGTTCGGCACCGAGCTCGAGGCGATCGACTGCGTGTCCGAGGTGGATCGTCTGCTGGAGATCCACCGCGCGACGCAGGGTGCCATTCACATTCACTGTGAACGGTACACGATGACGTCGGGCAAGCACACGCAGCAGCCGGAGGCGCTGGAGATCATCGGTGCTCTTCGCTACCTCGCTTATAAGACGGGTGAGACGTTCACACTGCAGGGTCGCAGTGAGCGTATGCGCGTCACGCGTGAGCAACTCGCCGTCATCGACTGGTGGGTGCCGGGCAAGGATCACGTCAATCAGGCCGCGCGTCACGCGTTCCTCGGACTCGCCCAGCGGTGGCCCGACCACAGCCTGGTGCAGACGGCGCTTGGTACGATCTAAAACAGAAAGCACCGAAATGAACGGAGCGAATGAGTGCCTACCGCCGACGTTAACGCCAATCGCATCATCGTTCACACCCAGTGGAATGAGCGTGAGCTGATCAAGCTCGTACCCGGAGCCCGCTGGGATCCGGTGAATAAGTTCTGGCACATGCCACTGACGTGGACCTCGTGCGTCGTCTTACGCGGTGTGTTCGCAGAGAAGCTCGTCGTCGGTGGAGATCTCAACGACTGGGCGTGGCTGCAGCGACCGCGCATCGAGCGACTCATGGCGATGCGCAACCTGACGAAGCTACCCGGCGACGCCTGGGTTGACCGCGATGATCGGCTCTACGACTTTCAGCGCGTCGGCTCGACGTTCGTCCAGCTTGCGAGTGAGGCACTCCTCGCCGATGAGATGGGAACGGGCAAGACGATCCAGGTGCTGAACGCACTGGACGTGTCGGACCAGTACCCCGCACTCGTCATCTGCCCGAACTCGGTGAAGACGAACTGGGCCGACGAGACCGCGCGGTGGACGGCGGAGGGTGTACCGTACGTCGTCACGGGCGGTGCGGTCGGACGTAAGAAGGTGCTCGAGGCCGCGGCGCAGGATCCCAGTGCCGTCGTCATCGTGAACATCGAGTCGGTACGTCTCCTCTCACGGCTCACCGGTTACGGGAGCATCCGTCTCCGTCGCTGCCGTGAGTGCGACAAGACGAACGGTGAGCAGACGCTCAAGCCGGCCCAGTGCGAGGTGCATCCCAAGGAGCTCAACCGGATCCCCTTTCGAACGGTGATCATTGATGAGGCACACCGAATTAAGAATCCCCAGTCGAAGCAGACACGATCGGTGTGGGCCGTGGCGCATCAGCATAGCGTGCGGCAACGTTGGGCACTCACAGGCACACCACTCGCAAATCATCCGGGAGATCTGTGGTCGATCCTTCACGCGATCTCGCCGCTCGACTTTCCAGCACGAGGACACTTCGTTGACCGTTATTGCCTGCAGTCATGGAACGCTTTCGGAGGTCTCGACATCGTTGGGATCAACCCCGCCGCACGAGCTGAGTTCGACCAACTGCTCGATTCGCGTTTCCGGCGCATGCCGAAGGCGCTCGTTCTTAGCCAACTGCCTGCCAAGATACGTACGACACGCTGGGTGGATCTAACCCCCGCGCAGGCGAAGGTGTACCGTCAGCTCGACGACCAGGTCGTCGTGAACGTCGACGGAACGAACGTAAGCGTCACGGACCAACTCGTCGCACGCATTCGTCACATGCAGATCGCCTCGTCGATGGTGAAGATCGATGACACGACGTGGATACCCTGCGAGCCGTCGCCCAAGCTCGACGAACTGGAGCTCGTGCTCGAGGAGCACGGTGACGCTCCCATCGTGGTGTGCGCCGAGCAGCGTAAGCTCATCGACCTGGCGGCCGCCCGACTCGACAAGCTGAGGATCTCGTACGGCCTCATCACCGGAGCCATCACTGAGTACGAGCGGAAGCTCACACTGGAGCAGTTCCAGGCCGGGAAGCTCCGTGTGCTGCTGTTCACCCTGAAGGCCGGCGGTACGGGCCTGACGATGACCGCGGCCGACACCATCGTCTTCTTACAGCGTAGCGACTCGATGATCGACAACAAGCAGGCCGAGGACCGCGTGCACCGCATCGGCTCGGAGATTCACGAGTCCATCCACGTCATTGACATCGTCGCGAGAGGAACGGTCGAGGAGAAGCAGATCGTCTCGCTGACTGAGAAGTTCCTGCGGCTGCAGGAGATCACGCGTGATCGTGCTACGATCATCGCCGCGGGTGGAAGACCCGACGAACTCGATGCCGAGGAGGCACGCATCATGGCGGTGAAGTTGTGACACCCAGTACGAAGGCCGGACTGCTCGCACTCGGAATGATCTGCGCAACGCTGGTCGTCATCGTAGGACTGATCGTGCTATGATGACCGGTGCGGACGTCATCGACTACCGTCGTCGCCGGAACATGTCGCGAAAGGCACTGGCGGCCGCGTGTGGCCTCACCGAGGGGAAGGTGTGGCGGATCGAGAATAAGAACGTCATTCACGATGACGAGCGAACCGCACTCGACCTCGTGGGCGTGATACCCAGCGGGAACACACTGCCGGGTCAACCCATCCGCATCCCACCGCCGGCACCGCCACCCGTCGCCATTATCACGGTGAACGAGACGCAAGACAACTTCCTACCACTTACTCCCGTGGTGGAGGAGGTGGACTTCGCCGCACTCGTCAGGGTGATGGACAAGCGCTACGAGCGCTACGTGTCTAACTCGGAGATCCAGTCGTTCAAGCGCTGCCGCCGCAAGTGGTGGCTGGCGTGGCACCGTGGACTTCACCTCAGGCACGAGTCACCCATCGGCCCACGGCAGATCGGCAACCGCTTACACCGTGCGCTCCAGTTTCACTACTCACCCAGCGGGCCGATCGACCTCCTCGCCGCGCTGGAAGGACTCATCCTCCAGGATCGCGCAGCGATGGAGGGCAACCCACTCGTCAACGATGATGTGCGGGCGAAGTTCGAGAAGGAGGCCGACCTCGAGCGCATCATGATGGAGGGATACCTCCAGTGGATCGCGGAGACGGGTGCCGACTCCGAGCTCGAGGTGGTCGCCGCCGAGCAGTACGTGGAGGCGGGTCTCGCCGAGTTCGACGACAAGGTCGCCATCATCGGCAAGCTGGATGTGCGGCTGCGGCGAAAGATCGACAACGTGTATCTTTTCATGGATCACAAGTCCGTCGCGTCCTTCGGCGACCTCGTGCGCATGCTTCCGCTGAACGAGCAGATGATGCACTACCACCTCCTCGAGGCGATGGCACTGGGTGACGACGGACTGCGAACTGAGGGTGCGCTCTACAACATGATGCGCCGCGTGCGACGCACGGCCGCGGCGAAGCCGCCGTTCTTCGAGCGCGTCGAGGTTCGCCACAACGTTCACACCGTGGAGAACTACCGCCGGCGCATCGTCGGCGAGATCACTGACATGATGGAGGTGGCCGACCAGCTCAACGCGGGAGCATCACACCACACCGTCGCGTATCCGTCACCGACGCGTGACTGCGCGTGGGACTGCCCGTTCCTCGCCATCTGCCCGATGTTCGACGACGGCTCCAGAGTGGAGGACATGATCAAGCAGTACTACGACGAGGGTGATCCACTCGACTACTACAAGAACGAAGTGCTGGGAGTGAACGAATGAGCAAGTACGTAAATCACGTGCGCACCGCTGAAGTGGAGACGACGCAGAAACCAGTGACGACGCAGTATGCACTCGTCGTTGTCGAAGAAGCGGCAGTTGAGAAATTCGATATTCTCATGGACGCTGCAAACGATCGCTGGGCCGGAGAGCTCTTCACGAACTACGATGGACACTTCGTCGGCTGGGTGTACACCGCACGCGGTGCTAACATCACCGACATCGATCGTAAGCTTTCTGTGATCACCGACGTAGATGTCTTTGCGGTGACACGCAACATCCAGTGGGAAACCAAGTGAAGGATGATCGCGTCATTAGCATGCTCATTCACGGCGCGAGCAAGGCGGGTAAATCGACGGTGACGTCGACCGCACCACTCCCTCTCCTCGTCATCGACGCGGAGGGTTCGTGGAAGTTCATCCGTGAGCAGGGATTCAGGTCGGGCATCCCACTGCGCAAGATGACGTGGAACCCAGTGGAGGCACCACCGCGCCACGACGGAACGTGGGACGTCGCGTACGTGAGCATCACAAGTTGGGAGGACATCCAGCGGGTGGTGGCGTGGCTGCTGTCCGGGCAGCACGACTTCGTGTCGATCGTCCTGGACAGCATCACTGAGCTGCAGCGCCGACTAAAGACGAACATCAGCGGCGACGGCATCGTGAAGGGCTACGACGGTTGGGGCGCGGTCCTTGCCCGGATGGATCAGCTCATCCGCGGCATCCGTGACCTCACCATCAACCCGCACCAGCCGACGCGGTGCGTCATCTTCATTGCCGAGACGCGTGAGCTGAACGGCAAGTGGCGCCCGTACATGCAGGGACAGATCGCGACGTCGCTCCCGTACTGGGTCGACATCTGCGGCTACCTCTACCAGACGCGTGGACCCGACGCGGACGGCAACCTCACACAGAAGATCGTGAACCTGTTCGTCGGGTCACACGAGCAGTTCGAGTCGGGAGAGCGCGTGCAGGGCATGCTTCCCGACAACATCGTCAACCCAAGCGTGTCCGGTATGATGGACACGATCTACCCAAAGGAGTAGTGAATGGAAATCGACTGGTCTGCACTGCAGCAGACGGCGAAGGCCGGCAGCGCCATGCCGGACGGCGACTACGACGCGATCATCGTCGAGGCCACGGCGACGACGTCGTCCAACGGCAAGCCGATGATCAAGACGAAGTGGCGGATCATCGGCGGCCCGTATGAGAAGCGGGCTGTGAGCTCTAACTTCACCATCTCCGCCGAGTCGTCCGTGGCTCTGCGTATCTTCTTCGACCAGATGGCGCTGCTCGGACTGGACACGGACTTCTTCGCCGCCAGCCCGAAGCCGGACGACGTAGCGGCCGCCCTTCTCAACCGCGGTGCTCACCTGACGCTGGGTCAGCGGGAGTGGCAGGGGGCGACGCTTAACGAGATCAAGCGGATTGCTCCGCTTGTACTGACCGGTCCGCCACCGCCTGGATTGGTTGTCGGGCCGGCCAAGTACGGTGCCACCTCGGGCAGCTCAGCCTCCCCGATGTCGACACCGAGCGTTCCGTCGGGGCCGCCGGTTCCGTCCACGCCGGCCGCGCCCACCACTCCGACGATCGGTGCGATGCCGGCCGCACCACCCGCCACTTCACCTCCCACTCCCGCGTTCTAACATCCGAGCCGACCGAGGACCCGACTGCTGTGCGGGTCCTCGGTCTTAGGAAGGATAAGCATGGGCAAGATCATCGGCTACGGAAAGCTAGGACGTTCCATGCCGCTCACACTGGAGCGATGCGGCAACCTCGGCGGCGACGTCGAGATGGTCGCGGTCGTCAAGGAGATGGCACTGCGACACCCGGACAACGCGTACATCCTGATCGGGCGTAACAGCGGTGAGAACCCGCAAGACGTCGGACTTCCGGAGAACGTTCACAACCCGTGGAACGTGCACTACCCGTACGGCGGCGGACCGTGGAAGCCGCAACTCGATGCGGCGATCGCAGCTGACGGCGACATTAAGGGTGAGACGCTCACACCCGCTCGCCAGCTCCGGTTGGCGAAGATCTTCGATGACATCACGTTCAAGACCTTCGAGTCGCTCGATGCGATGGTGATGTGGGTCGGCCAGCACGGCACGTCGAACACGCCGATCCCGAAGGTAGAGGATCCGACGCAGCTGACGAAGCCGCAGGACTGGTGCGCGTGGTACTCCGGCTTCATGCTCCGCGGCATCAATCGCTGGCGCGACGTCGACCCGTGGAACCGCGAGGAGATCTGTCTCAACGCGGACGCGCGCAACCGCCACAAGATGCGCGACATGAAGTGGCCGCTTCGTCATCCGATCCTCGCGCAGTTCAACAGTGAAAAACCGCTTAAGCATCACCGTTACGGTGACTTCCGTGAGCCCGTCACGCCTGGCTGGCCGGGGCAAGAGTGGACGCACTACGCGACGCAGATCGGTGATTATCCGTCAGAGACGTGGCTGTCAACCGTGCGCGACACGTACGCTCGTCTCGAGATCAACGGACTTCGGCCCGGAACGCCGTTCGGTGACCTCATATCATTTAACGACGATTGGCAGCGGTCGGGAGACTTCGGACTGTTCATTAATGAGGCACGCGCCATCGGGATCCGACCCGAGCTCCAGCGTAAGAACATCCTCCGCGACTGGGTGATGCCACTGAAGCCGCACTTCGTTCACGGCACGTGGTCGAAGGAGTCGGGCTACCACGAGATGATCAAGCCCGCACCGTGGGATCAGTACTACCCGAAACTTCACAGCGTCCGGTGCACCTTCACCACTCCCTCATCCGGAAGTGGATGGGCAACCGCGAAGCCGTGGGAGGCGTTCGCCGCCGGGACTGTGTGCTTCTTTCACCCGGAGTACGACACGCAGAACAACATCCTCGGCGACGCGTCCGCGGAGCTGCAGTGGTGGCTCCGCGTGAAGACGCCAAAGGAGCTCAGGGACCGGATCGACAGCCTCGCCGTCAACCCACTTAAGTGGCGCGAGCTCGTCGCACTCCAGCGAGAGCACTTCGACCGAGCACTCAAGGACCTCACATACATGAAGATGATCGAGAAGAGGATTTACGGTGACGCGTAACATCGCCGTGGTGAGCACCAGCATCAACGCGGCTCCGTCCGCGTACGAGGCGTGGTCGTCCGACGACCGCGTAGACCTCATCGTTGCCGGTGATCGCAAGACACCACTCATGCTCCGTGACTACCTCACGGACGTCGACGGCATCTACCTCTCGCCCGAGTACCAGTCCGCCGAGTTCGCCTGGTCGGAACTCCTGGGCTGGAACAAGATTCAGCGGCGCAGTGCCGCCATCATGGAGGTGCTTCGCCGGAAGCAGTACGACTACGTCATCACCGTCGACGACGATAACTTTCCACTACCCAACGTCACGGAGTTCATCGACGGACACCTGCGCAACTTCGCAGCGTTCCCCGAGCAGCTCACGTTCATCTCGTCCAAGTCGCCGTTTCTCAACACGGGTGCGCTGTGCTCACCCATGTTCCACCAGCGTGGTGTGCCGTACGGTGTCGCTACGACACCCATCATCGTTCGCGCGAACGAGGGTTGCCGCGTCGTCGTGGCGCAGGCCCAAGTGCTCGGCGACCCAGACTGCGACGCCATTGAGCGCATGGCGCACGCTCCCGACGTGAAGGCAGTGCGAACGAACGCGGTGATTCGTCCCGGTGTGTACGCGGCGTTCAACACGCAGGCGACGATGTGGGACATCAAGTGGGCGCCACTCATGGTCTGCCTACCGGGCATCGGCCGGTTCGACGACATCTTCGCGTCGTTCCTCTTCCACCGCATCGCGCGTGAGCACAATGTCGGGCTCTTCGTCGGTGAACCGGTCGTGCGACAGGATCGCAACGAACACAACCTCGTGAACGATCTACGCGCAGAGCTGTGGGGAATGCACCACACGTTCGACTTCATCACCGCGCTGCAGAACGCACACATCTCCGCCAGCATGCCACTGTGGCACGCGTGGGACGAACTCGTCTACGCCACCGGCGACATCCTACCCCGTGACACCACGGCGTTCGCCAAGGCGTGGGTCGCAGATTGGAAGACACTGTGAAAAAGGCACTGATCACGGGGCACGCCGGCTTCGTCGGTCGTCACATGCTCAGTCGTCTCGCCGATGACGGCTGGGACGTCACGGGCATCGACGCGCAACACGGTCTCGACGCGATGCACTACGTGCGTGAGACCGGCCGCGAGTTTGATCTCGTCATCCACGCGGCGGCCGCCGGACCAAACCGCCGCGCAATCGACACCCAGCCGGAACACTTCGCGTACAACGTCAAGCTCGATGCGTCGATGATTGAGTGGGCAGCGCGCACGCGGCAGCGGCACTTCGTGTACCTCTCGTCATCGGCCGTCTACCCGGCGTGGATGCAGGAGGTGCCGACGAAACTTCAAGAGAGAGACACAGACTCCGTCGACGAACCCGCCGACACGTACGGGTTCACGAAGCTCGTCGGTGAGCGCCTCATGATGACGGCGATTGCGAACGGACTCGACGGTACCATCGTGCGACCGTTCTCCGGGTACGGCACGGACCAGTCGGAGGACTTCCCGTTCCGCGCGTTCATTGAGCGCGCACGCCGCCGCGATGATCCGTTCAAGATCTGGGGCAGCGCGGAGCAGGTTCGCGACTTCATCCACATCGACGACATCTGCGACGCCATCGTGAAGCTCATCGCGGACGGAATGCAGAAGCCCGTGAACCTGTGCACAGGCCGTCCCACGTCGATGGGAGAGCTGGCTCGGATGATCACCAACTCGGCCGGGTATGAGCCCGATCTGGACGTGGACCGCGACGCACCGCTGGGTGTGTTCTACCGCGTGGGTAACACGGACCGACTGCACATGCACTACACACCGAAGATCACGCTCGAAGAAGGCATCGCACGCGCACTGAAGGGACACTAATGGACCGGCTTGCGAGTATGCTTGAGATGCAGCGTTCGTTCCAAGAGAAGCTCAATGGCTACACACTCGAAGAGCAGACGGAAGAGCAGCGCATCACGAACTTCAAGATCTCGATGTTCGCACTGATCGCCGAACTGTACGAGGCCATCAACGAGATGGGCTGGAAGGAGTGGGCAACCTCACGCCACATCAACCGCGACGCAGCGGTGAAGGAGCTCATCGACGCCTGGCACTTCTTCATGAACCTCCTCCTTCACATGGGCGTCGACTCCGACGAGCTCTACGAGAAGTACGTGACGAAGCTGGCGACGAACATCGAACGCCAGGAGAACGGCTACGACGGTGTCGCGACGAAGTGCCTCAACTGCCAGCGCGCACTGGACGACATGGACGCGAAGGAAGTCTTCGCACAATCCACCCAGCGGGTGGACATACACTGCGTCTGCGGTGCGTACCTCGGATCACGGGCGGTATAGAATCCAGATCATGCGGCCAACACTTCGGACACACAGCGTACGAGAGCTCATTACGCTTGCGCGTGCGTGTATGTGTCCGAAGTGCAACGCTCCACCCGGCGCGCCCTGCGCCGACCTGCGGTCGTACGATAAGGATCTCTACTGCGTTCGAACGCACAGGGAGCGGCGTCGTGTATCGAGCGGTTGACTGTCAAGGCTTCGCGGGTGGTTTCACGCTGGGCATGGTCCAGGCGGGCTTCACACTCGTCGGCAAGCGTGAAATGAAGGGAGGGTTCGGTGTCGCGAACTGTGAACATAACCGCCATCTCCTCGGAGATACTTGGCGAGCTGAGGCGGTTGTCCCCGAGGCGTGGACGACCGTCGACGCTGACGTCGTCTTTGGCAATCCGCCGTGTTCAGGTTTCAGCGTCATGTCCGCGCGAGACTTTCGCGGCGCGGATTCGAAGATCAATCACTGCATGTGGGCGTTCGCAGACTATGCAGCTCGCGTACGACCGCAGATGGCGGTCTTCGAGTCCGTTCAGAACGCTTACACCTCCGTCGACGGACACGCCCTTATGCGGGCACTGCGAGAGCGTCTTACTGAGCGTACTGGCGACGTATGGACCCTTTATCACATTCGTCATAACGCACTCGCCGTTGGCGGAGCAGCGGTACGACGACGCTACTTCTGGCTTGCCTCACGGGTGCCTTTCGGTATCGAGCGTCCAGCGCTTAGGCGAATTCCTCGACTGAACGACGTTATCGGAGACCTCGAGAACCTGAGCTCGACGTGGCAGGCCCAGCCGTACCGGATGCCACCGACCTGGTGGTCAGTTGGTCGGCGGTCGGACGGCGGCTCCGTAGACGGGCACGTGGGGCTGGACAACCCACTCACCAGGCGCATGCGCGACCTCATGGCCGGTGTCGACTGGAAGCCAAGCATGGCGATCGGCGAGGTCGCACGCGCATACTGGACGAAGCACGGCAAGCTTCCAGACTCGTGGCGAGCGACCGAAGAGAAGGTGATCAAGAATGACTTCTTCATGGGGTTCACAACCCCCGTCCGCTGGGATGGGCAGAAAAGTGGTCGAGTCATCACTGGCGGCGGCCTTCATAATGTGGTGCATCCTCGTCTGGATCGTACGATCACTCACCGTGAGACGGCCCGCATCCTCGGATTCCCCGACGACTGGCGCATCCTCCCACTGCGCGGAGTCAGCGGACTCAACATGACCTGGGGTAAGGGCATCACGGTCGACTGTGGCCACTGGATCGGTGGCTGGATCCGTGCGGCGCTGGACGGTGCCCCCGGATCGTACACCGGAACTCTCATCGCGGAGAGAGAGTATGACATCAACACAACCAACGATCACCCAAGCTTGATATAGTAGTCGAGACAAGCAAAATCAGCGAAGGAGACAAGATGACTGAGCCTGAGGCTCCGGCCACCGACACCGCCACCCGCGGCCGTCCGCGACCGGATTCGACCATCGAGCGCGACGAGAAGGTTCTCGCCGTAATCGTCGAGGCGCCCGGCACGCGCAAGCAGCTGGTGGATCGCACAGGGCTGGCCGGCAACGAGGTGTACCTGAGCCTCTACCGCCTCTCGCGTGCGGGCCCGCCGAAGATCAAGAAGGTCGGCTCTGTGTGGCAGTCGGTCGACTACGTCGCGCCCGAGGTGCCGGCAGCGCCCGAGGCGCCGGTGGCACCCACGGAGTAAGTCACGCACTTCAGACACGGCGGCCCACAGTGGCCGCCATGTTTGTGTCTGTGGTAGAATCGTCGTATGGCCAACAACCCGCAGCCGGCTCACATCACGGCTGAGATGTGGTGGTTCGTCGAGGAGCTTGAGCGCATCGAGTCGAAGGACACGGTGTTCGCCGGTGCGTGGGGGCGATTTAAGCCGGGCTACCACTGTGACTACTGGGAGCTGTGGAATCACAAGGTCGATGGCGCCTTCATCTGGCGCAATGATTACTCCATTAAGCTGCCGGACGACAAGGTGGGCGGCACACCACTGGAGCAGTTCGGCGCCGCGGTGGACTGGACGTTCTTGTCCGCGCAGGCCGGGAACTTCACGAACTTCCGTAAGTACGGCGGTCGCATTCGCGCCGCGTGGGCCGCGCATGATCCGCGCCTCAAAGGCTGGCGTGAGGTGCTGTGTCAAGGAGATCCAGACGTCTCCGCCGACGGCTACGACTTCGTCTCGTGGACAGAGCGAACCCCGGATGCCACCCACACCTGGCACATGCACTTTAGCGTCCTTCGTAAGTTCCTGCGAACGCTGTCCGTGTACCGGGCGATGATCTCGATCTTGAAGGGTGAGACGCTGGCCCAGTGGCTGGCAGGAGGAGAAGACGACGACATGACGGTGAACACGTTCTGGCTTAGCGCGGCCGTACACGGTGCGGAGAACGACGGGTTCTGGATCAGTCAAGGTGGGTGGCGCGAGCTGATCAGGGACAACGACGATTACGGGAAGCTGACACTCGCCCACCCAGGCATCCGCGCGCTGCCAAAACCGAACGCGAACGGCTGGCCGGAGTCGGTGCTCAGTAACTGGTCCGTCGACGAGGTTGACCGGATCTTGGGCCGGCGCCGCGTAATCAACGCGGACGGCACCGTCGGCGGTGGAGACGACGGAGATGCCGGACCGCACAGGCACGCGATCTCCCTCACGACTGCGTCGCAGACGCTCACGAGTCAGACGGGTCCAGACATCCCAGCCTAGGCGAAGGAGGTCGATCGTGGAGGAGGGGCTGATCCGTGGGTGAAGGATAGCGCTCAAAACGCTGTCAAGTTCCCGACAGTTCGTAAGAAAACGAGATAAATACCGTCCCGCCGGTTGCACGGCGGGACGGTATGTGATATAATAGAACTAGAAGAACAACTACAAACGAAGGAATTGAAGCAATGAACGCAGTCGCACTGATCCTCACCGGCACGTCGATCCTCGTATCGATCGTAACGATCTTCATCATCCTCGACACACGGAAGACCTTGAACCGGGTTTACGACACGACCTGCAACTGTGGCCCGATCACCGTCAACCTGGGGATCATCAAGATTCACGGCCAGCGAACCTGCAAGCTTCACAGCTAAGGACGAAACGCCGCTTCCACAGGGCGTCGGCCGGTACTCCGGTCCTGATGAGTCCAAGCGGTTGGACACTTGACAACTCCACAGAAACGAACGAAAGGAATCAGTATGGACCTCACCACTATTCCGGTTGAGTACGTACTCAAGGCAGCCAAGTCCGTTAAGAAGCTGGCTTACCTGATCGCCGTGATTGGGGCGGTAACCAGCTTCGGGACCCAGGTGGAACTCCTTAAGAGTTGGTCCCTCACCACGGCTTTTGCGTGGGGGATTGCCGCTACGATCGACATTCTCGCCATCTGCGCGGCCATCGCGCTCCAGGTGCCCGGATTTCCGGATCGCAAGCTGGTAGGATGGATCCTGGTGATCGCGCTTAGCACGAGCATCACGGCTAACATCATCGCTGGTCTCGAAGTTGGTGCGGGTGCCGCCGCGGCGCACGCCTGGCCCGTTCTCGCATACATGCTTGCCGAGCTTATTGCGAGCCGCCTACGAACCTACGTTGCCCGAGTACAGGTCGCCGTTGCGACCACTGTCCAGCCAGTCGAATCAACGCCCGAGCCGGTACACGCCACTGCCACCGTCACCCCGGTGACGACGCCAACCCAGGCAGTGACCGCCAAGCCGGAGAGCGGAAAGACGAAGATTCTCGCACTGGCAGCCGCGATCCCCACGCCCACGCCCGAGGAGATCGCAGTTAAGGTTGGTGTTAAGCCCGGCTGGGTCAAGCACGTCATCAAGACTTCCACAACCGCGTAGCTCGTCTGGTTCCCGTTCCACCCGGTGAAAGCCGGGTGGCTCGGAATCCAGATCGATCTGGAGGAACGAACGAAGGAGTGAAAGTATGTCTCACAATTACGCTGCCCGTCAGGAAGCGAACGAGCAGAGTCGCGAAACCGCCGAGGCACACGGCGAACTCTGGGAAGCTCACGAGACCGACCTCCTCATGGAATGCTGGAGCGAGGCCACCCTCGAGGAGATCGCAGAGACGCTGAGCAGGACGATCGAGGCCTGCCGTCAGAAGCACTACGAGACTCTCAAGTTCGCCGAGCGCGGAGCACGTACGAAACGAGCCAAGTCCACTACGAACTCCAAGTGGGATCGTGGCTGGACGTCGCTCGAGGACATGGGCTTCTAGGACGAAACCGAGGCACTCGCCCAGCGGGTGCCGAGGTCCACCGGTCAGGCCGGTGCTGATGAGTCTCAACGAACGGAGAGAACGATGGATCACAGCGGTCGGGTAAAAGAGATCTTCACGAAGTATGGCGTCACTGCTGCAGATTACTCTGAAACAGGAAAGATCATCGAGCTTCTCGTCGAGCTAATCGAGGACGAGTCCGAGACGGCGTTCACGCGCGGTCTTCACGCAGGACAGGAGAGTGGAGAATGATCAAGGGTGGGTTCAAGGCGATCAAGAAGTCCGACCGGAACTGGTGCAAGATCCAGAAGGCCAAGCGGACTCGCGCCGGTCGTAAGGCGAAGGGCTGGCGCAAGATCGTTCCGTGAACGAAGGCCGTCACCGCTGTGACGGCCTTCGCTGCGACCTGGTACAGTTAACTTAGGAGGTGTACGAATGAAGAAGATCTTTTACGTAGAGCTGACAAAGCCGCAGTACTTCTTTCTGGAGGTCGAGGCGGGGACGGCAGAAGAGGCTGAGAACGCCGTTCTGGCCGCCGCCCCAGGTAGCCCCACGGACTGGAAGATCGTCCGTACGGACGACGTCAGCTGCAATAAGTTCCACCGGGACAGCGCGCAGGCCGCGTAGTTGACACAACCGCATCGCAGTGCTACAGTGAACTTACCAACGAACCAAACGAACGAAGGAGCCACTGATGACCGCAGCACCCGACACCGACACGATGTTCTCCGCCCGCGAGGTCCCGTGGATGAAGCTGGGTAAGCTCGTCGACGAGCCCGTCACCGCGATGGCTGCCGCCGAGATGGGTGGGATCAACTTCACCGTCTCGCAGCAGCCTGTGTACTTCTCCGTCAAAAAGGAGGGTGCACCACCCAAGTTCACCAAGGTGGAGGGTCGTAAGGCCATCGTCCGCGATGACACGGGCGACTGGCTCAGCATCGTCAGCAAGTCGTATCCCGTCGTCCAGTACGGCGAGGCGTTCGACTTCATGGACACCGTCTCCCCACACTTCGTTGCGGCAGGCGGACTCCGCGGTGGTCGGCAGGCCTTCATGGTCGTGCGGACTCCGACGGGTTCATTCGACCCGCTGGGCGATGACCCACACGAGATGTTCGCGACGCTTCGCACGAGCCACGACTGCTCACGCGCCGTCGAGGTGATGGTGATGCCGCTTCGCCAGCGCTGCATGAACCAGCTGACGCTTGCATCCTTCCGTAAGGGTGTGGAGCACCGCTGGACCGTCACGCACACGGGTGACGTCAAGTCCAAGCTCGCTGCTGTGAATGAGTCGATGACTCGCCTCACCGAGTACGCCGCGATCTACACCGACAACGTTCAGCGACTGGTCAAGACGATGGTGGACACGGAGAACGCGACGCAGATCCTGACGCGCGTCCTGCCCGACCGTCCTCGTCGCGCGGAGACGATCGGCAAGATCCTGATCAACTGGCAGTCGCGCACGGAGACCGTGGGCTACGCGGGTACCGGCTGGGGACTCGTCAACGCCGTCTCCGAGTACTTCGAGTGGGACCGCACGGGCGGGTCATCCGAGTCACGCTTCCTCGCCGCACTGCAGGGTCAGACACACCGCGCGATCAACAAGGTCACCGGGCAGCTCCTCTCCCGCGCGTGATCGACTGAACGGGCCACACCACGCACCAGTGGTGTGGCCTGTTTTACATCTCGTCTCCGACCTGATACGATCGTCTCAACGAACGAAAACGAAGGGAACGAAATGACTCAGTCAACTGAAGATCGCGCGGCGAATCGCACGCTGATCATCAAGAAGCTCCTCGACAAGGCGAACCACGCGAACACGTCCGACGAAGAGCGAGACGCGTACAACGCCAAGGCTGCGAAGCTCATGCTCCAGTGGGGCATCGAGGAGGCAACGATCGCCGATGCCGATCGCGCTCAGCAGGAAGAGATCATCAACGTAACGATCATCACCACCTTTCCGAAGGGTTACTCGTTCGAGGGTACGATGGTCACGGTGGAGATCGCTCAAGCCCTCAACTGCTCCGCATACTTCCTTCGTCGCGGGGACAACAAGACAGACGGCAACGTCGTCGGCTTCAAGTCCGATGTGACACTCGTCCAGCAGCTCGTTGAGAGCATCGCACTACAGTGCCAGATGTCACTGACGAGGGAGATGGCGACCACGTACTTCCCGTCGTACATGAACGGCACAGACAAGTTCAACCACCGCCGCTCATTCGTACGCGGGTTCGCCAAGGCGATCGGACAGAAGCTCCGCGATACGCGGCGCCAGTTCGTCGAGGAGACGGGACCGGGAACCGACCTGGTACTGGTCAGCAGGAAGGCGAAGGTCGACGCCTGGGTGGATCAGAACGTCAACCTCCGTAAGACGCCACCGCGCAAGGCCACGCCAAACGGGATGGCAGCCGGTAAGGCCGCCGGTCAGCGCGCCGACGTCGGACAGAGCCGGGTGGGCGGATCGAGTAGGGGGATCACAGCATGAGTAGCTACACACAGGCATACAGTGACGCGGTCGTCAGGTATGCGGAGCTGACGAAGTCGCTGCGAGAGCGGAAGGACGGCCTTCGGAGACTCGCTGCGAGTCGGCCACCACAGGGCCAGGGCGACTGGAAGTCCGAGGACGAGCGCGTCACACACAGCGGAAACGCGCTGATCGCCAAGGATCCCGAGTGCCAAGATCTTCAAACGCAACTTGATCGCACCGCACAGGAAGCGATCATGTGGGGCATTGGCGGTCTCCTCGAGCGACCCATCTTCCCGCCACCACTGGTTTCGCGACAGCAGCGGGTAAAGTGAGCATCGTCATGGATCGCGCCGACGTCGACTGGATGATCAAGGCAGCGTGTGCCGGAATGAACCGGGACATCTTCTTCCCAGAGTACACGTTCCTCACAGACCCGGCCGCAATCGCTGCGTGTCAGCGCTGCGAGGTCAAGGAGCAGTGCCGCGACTGGGCGTTCGCCACGGATCAGGAGTTCGGAATCTGGGGAGGACTCAACCAGGATCAGCGAGCGGCAGTCGACCGGACGAGAAGCCGAGTCAAGTGCCCGGACTGTCGAAGCGATCGCGTCATGGAAGACGGGCGAACCGAGGTCTGCCTGAGTTGCGGACTGAGCTGGGCAATCTAAGATCCAACCACACTCCGGGACGACCGTCAGGTCGTCCCGGTGGCATCTACAGGATCAGTCCGATACGGTACCAACGGCCGACTGGATGCTCCGTTGGCCCAGCGGGCCACGCTCGATCGCCAGGGCCGCAGACCACGCTTCCCACCACTTGTGCGCGTTGGCCTCGATGGTCAAGTGCTCACGTACGATGTCTCGCCCCCGCTGGGACATGTCCATCCGGTAGTTGAAGTCATCGAGGAGTCGCCGTGCATTGCGATACCAGTCACGCGGTGTCTGCGCGAGGAGACCGATGCCCATCTTATTGAGTCGCACATACTCGGGTCGCGGTGAGCCAATGCACGGAACACCGACCGCCGCGTACTCGAGCATCTTGAGCCACGACTTCGCTGCGTTGAACTTCGTGTCATTCAGCGGCGCGACACCCACGGCGAGTCGTCCCAGCGTGTGGCAGTAGTTCTCGATCGGCACGGGTCCCGTGGACAGCGGTTCATCATCAAGTCCGAATGCGCGCTTCGTACCCCACGGCGGGCCGACGATCTGAAAGCGATAGCCTTCACGTACGATCCGAGCCATCGCGTTACCTACGACCTGTGGGTCATCCGGGTGGGAGTGCATGGAACCACCCCACCCGATCGTGTTCACCTGTTCGATGTGCGGAATCTCCGTCATGATCTGCGGTACGAAGTTGTGTAGAATTGTTCCGCGGCCGTGACTCGCGTACTTCTTTAAGAGCGCGGTGGATGACACAGTCACATGAGATGCGAGATCGTAGGACTTCGCCGCGTGATTCCAACTGTACTCCAGAGTGGCCTCGTTCTTAGGATGTAGTGCTGCCCACGCGGGGTTGGACGGGTGAATCGTCGACATGTCGTCATCCACGTCGAGGACGACGGCGATGCCGTTGTCGCGCATGATGCCGATCGCGTCGATGATGTTCTTGGACGTAACGCGCTGGAAGACCATCACGTCGGCGCCCTTTGGAATGTTCACACCGACGAGCTTACCCGTCTCGTCCGTGTTACCCGAGATCTTGTTCACGTTCTTCGGGTGAACGATGGTGACGTCGTGCCCCATCTTCTGCAGGACCTTCGCCGGCCAGATGAGACGATAGTACCCGCAGCCGCCGAGGTCTGACGGGTACACGACGACCTTCATCCCGCATCTCCCTGGTTCCCGCGACCCGACGTGTTCGCGCCGTGATGCGCCCAAACCCACGTCTGGTCCGGGATGTGGTAGATCTTGCCGAGCCGGTTGCACTCGAGGGTGAAGTTGTAGTCCTCTCCCACGCGGTGTCCGTCCTCAAACTCCTCCTCGTCGGACGGCGCCCAGAAGCCAATGCTCTTCGCCAACTCCGTGCGAACGAGCATCGTAATGGTCGTCTGCCGTGGGGCATCCGGGTTCCACGGATCCCAGCGGTGACCCGGTGGAAACACCGGATCGACGTCGCCGAGTCGCACACCGAGTCGCTCGAGGATGTACCACGAGTAGACGTAGTCGGCTCCCGACTCCAGCTGCGCGTTGACGAGCGTGCGGAGGTGGTGCGGTAAGAAGTAGTCATCACTGTCGAGAAACGCGGTCCACTCACACGTGTTCGCCTCGAGCGCTCGCTGTCGCGCGTACGGTGCGCCGCGGTGATCCACGTCATTATACACGGAGATCCCACTCGCAGGGAACTGCTGGTCCAGCGCGGACTGCACCGCCCGCTGGGTCATGAACTTCGCTGTGCGTGACGGGTGCGTCGGCATCACCACGCCGATCTCGTGTGACCAGGTCTTCATCTTGCCGTCCAGATCTGATAGTCGTAGTTCCACCCGGGCTCCCAGAGGCCGTGACACTTCGTCTCTGTGAACCCGGCCTGCGTGAGCATGTCGAGAACGTCATTCTGTGTGAATGACCAGTAGTGCTCCCAGTTCTCCGTGTTCTTCTCACCGTTAGGACATGAGAGCACGAGCCACTTCGTCTTCTCCCGGATCTTCTCAATCACGGTCCACGGCGCCTCGAGGTGCTCGATCGTCTCGGTGCAGACGAAGAGGTCGACGGGCTGCAGCAGTCCGTTGAGCAGTGAGAGGATGTCTTCACCGTGATCGCTGTAGTCACGGTAGTGCCGACTGTCCAGTCCACGCACCGACTTCGTCACCTCGGCGTCGCCGGAGGACAGATCAGCGAGTGACGTGAGTCCGTGCTCGGAGACGAGTTCCTGGATGAGGTCACGCGTGAACGCGACACGTCGTACGTGCTCCGGCCACTGCCCCGAGTTATACGTGTGATCGTAGATCTTCCTGAGGTCGGCGGAACTGTGAAAGCGTCGAAGCTTACGCACGCGGCTCACCCCGGATCACCTGAAACATGCCCGTGCGATCGTGTTCCACCACGTCGAATCCAGCATCGTCGAGGAGCTTCCAGTACCCAGCGGGATCCCAGGCCCAGGCGTGACACTCGTCGTGCGATGACAGATGCTCCGTGAACGGTGACGACGCGATGATGATCGCGTTTCGCGCCCGGATGTTGCGAACCATCGCGTGCGGATCCGTGAGGTGCTCGAGACACTCCGTGATGACGTACACGTCCGCGTCGATGACGACCGGCCAGTTCTCCACAAAGTTCATCGCGAACGTGTTGTGAAGAAGTCCACGCTCTGCCCAGCCGACGATGTTGCTGGGTTGAAAGTCATAGCCCACAGGCGCGATGCTCATGTCTTGACCGATCACACTGAGAAGGCCACCGTCACCGCAGCCGAGGTCGACGACCTTCACGATGCGTGTCGGATCGGCGACGACCTCGCGAACGGTGAGAACCGCCTTGTGCACGAAGTCCGCCGCCATTCCGAGGCGACCCTGGTGCACACCCTGCTCGAGGTGCGGTGCGCGATCGCGGTGCTCGTGAAACTCGTACGTTGAGACGGGGGCTACGTCACCCTCAAAGAGCTTATACTCCACTGCGCATGCTCCTTAAGATCGCTGTGACATCTTCCTCGAGGTGCCCTTCGTTCACGTACCTTGCGTACGCATCGGCGTCGTGCGCGTACACGCTACCGTCGTTAACGCGCTTATACCCGTCGTCCCACTCGGCCTTTCCGGCGACGGGGTGCATGTGCTCGATGGTCACATCACTTAGATACGTGAGCTTACCGACGCGAGTACCGAGTTCACGCCAGTAGTTGTCCACGTAAAGGTGAATGAGGCTTTGCGGACACATCTTACCCATCGCGTATACCCAGCGGACAGGCATACACACCTGCGTGGGAAGATTCTGACCCTGGATCGTGTCGTTCGCGTACGTCATTGAGTCGACGGCCATGTGCGCGTCCCACCCAAACGTGCGCGGACGGTGATCGTCACCCATGAATCCGATGTGCTCATGCGTGTGGTTCGTCTGAAGTGCCCAGTGGTTGAGTGCCGCGACCATTCCCCGCTGGGTGATGTGCATTGGCCCCACGACGAGCTTCGCCCACTCCGGAAGTTGAAACTTGAGTCGCTGGTACTCATTCACCTCTGGATCATCGAAGTCGACGGCGAGTAAGAGCTCGGCGAACGTGCGAGTATCGGCCCACGCGTTGAGAAGTCCGCGTGCGTTGTCCGGTCGTCCACGTGTGGGTACGATAAAGAGCATGTGATCATTCTATCCGTTCACTGCGACATAGCGAGAACTTAGACGCTGATGGCCTGTGCGGCGATCGCGAGTGTCGGTTGCGCCGTGACGAGTCCGATGTCTTCCACTGTCATGACAACAGGATTCGCGCCGTCACCGTAGATGGAGAAGTTACTGGCCGCGGTGTTTCGCACTGCGGCGACTGTGAGTGCCGACGAGACGTCGGTTCCCGACGTGTTCTTGATGTAACCGACGAACGTCTTGAAGATGATGACGTTGGCGAAACCCGCGGGAATGCCGTCTGCCCAGTTGATGAGAAGCGTTCCCGCGGCCGACGCGGATCCCTTACGAATCTGAACGGCACCCGACATCGCGGTGGCACCGGCCGTTGCGGTGTTACCCGTGAACGTAATCTTGAAGAGATGTCCGTTGGGAAACTTAAATGTGGGTTCTGAGTCCCACGACGCGGAAGCCACGGGCACCGGCGTCGCCGACACGGCGGTGGCAACTGTGCCGTTGTTCGTTGCATTCGCACCGAGGATCTGCACGTCTGTGTTCAGCCGACCGATGACGTACTGCCCAGCGGGTGGGACGGCGCAGATCATCACACGTACACCAATGCCCACGTGCCCAACGAGTGAGACGACGGGTATGGGGATCGCCGTATCATCCGGCGAGTCGGGGATGGCTGAGAGTGGCAAGGTTGAGTAGACGACGCCGGGTGTGAGCGTCCACGTAAGCCCCAACCGCTGGGCGTTTTCCTGCAGAGCGCCAATGAGTGTGATGATGTCTTCGTCGGCGATCATTCGTACGCCTTCCGCACCAAGTGCTGCATGGGAGCACCCTGCATCATTGTGATGGACCATGAGAGTTCGAGCCAGTTCGCGTCCTGAAGACGAACCACGTTGTACGAGTCGTGACGTGGATCGATCGGCGTCTCGAACGAGATGCGTTCGTAGATCGTCTGGCGAATGCCCATGTTCCGCGCGACCGCCGCGGCCTGATTCGAGCTTGTGACCTGCAGCTGCTCCGTCTTCTGCTGAATGAATCCGCGGTTGACGATGGAGTGCGGTGCGCTGGGCGGCACGTCGTACACGCCCGAGATCGCGGCCGTCGCGGACTCACCGCCGTTGCCAATCACGACAAATCTGTTGGGCGCGTTGAGGACGTCTGAGCTCCGGGCGATGCTCCCTCGTCTTACGCGTGGGTTCTCATCGTAGTCAAGATTCGGGATCTCCTTGCCCGGGTCGAACGTGCGGATCATTCGGAAGAGTCCAGTGTGATCCATCCAGTACGGGAAGTAATCACCCTGCTGTGAGTACGCGTCAAGCGCCTGTCCGCGCGTCGACCCGGCGGTGAACGCACCCGTCGCCGCGAACTCTGTCGCCTCGAGCTGCTGTGTGATGAAATTCACTTGATCGACGAGACCGCTGACCGCCGAGCTCACGGCCTGCGTGGACGCGTAGTTCGTCGTCAGTTCCTGGTCGATGGCGAAGCCCTCGTCCATGAGTACGAACGTGCCACGCTGCCCGCGCGTCGACTCGACGCGCGTGTCGTCCGTGAACATGTACCGGCCGAGTGGCCACACATCGTCGCCGATCTCCAACCACGGTAGGATGCGATCGGTGATGGGGTTGATCGCCGCGGTGTCACGCACGCCGAGTGCAATGGAGAAGCGACGCTTAATGGATGATGACGTGTCGTGTGATAGCGTCGGCGGTGACGAATCCTTCAGCGGCTGCAACCAGCCAAGCGTCTCGTTGGTGAGCCCGTTTCGCCACTCGAAGCGAAAGCGCTCAACGCGCTGCCCGCGGTAGCGCGGCAGGTCGAGCCACTTGTTGAATGGGAAGGTCGTCAGCGTTGTCACGGGTTCACCGGCGTCGGCGTGTCGGTAACCTCGATCACCGTGATGTCTGCGTTGTAGAGACGACGCTTACGTCGCACCTCGGCGCGTGGCACGATGACCGCGGCGAGCCAGCGATCGCCAATGTCGTCACGTACGCAGATGTATGAGAGATCGTCCCACGCGAGATCTCGCAGCGCATGCGTGTTACCGAGACGTGGAAGTGCGATCGCCGCATTCGCGAGAAGCAGTCGCCGGCTGAACGTCTCACCGCCGCGCTCACTGCCGTGGAACGCGACTTGGAAGTCTCGGTCGTGGTGACGCTGAATGTCGACCGTTCCCGCCTCGTTGAAGTCGAAGTCCTCAACGACGTCGCTATCCCACGTCATCGCATATGCAAGGTTGCGTGATCCGTCCTGCACCTCGTTGCTCGTGAAGATGAGCACACCGCGCTTACTCGCTCCGCAGCTCGGAAGCGTCACGCCCGGTTCAGCAACCGTACCCGTTCCGGTGACGGACCACAGACCCGAGAAGTTGAGCACGTTATTCTGCCGAACGCGGTAAGACGAGAGGACACCCACGCGAGCCTCGTAGTCATTGAAGCCCGTGATCACCGGTGACGTGGCGAGCATGATCGTCTGCCACTCTGCCCCAATGTCGTCGTAGCGCTGAAGTTCATACGAGCCGAAGTTGTAGTCCGGCGGACCCACAGTCAGGTTGTCGAATGTGAACGTCGTTGTGCCAACGCTGGAGTCATCGCGCACGAACACACCCGCGTTGTTGCCCGTCGTAAGCGATGAGTCGGTCGTAGTGATCATCCAATCGCTCGGCTCATCGACTCCGAGCGCCCAGATCTTACCGCGAAGTGAGGGCCCGTCAAGCTGGAATCGCATGTTGTACGGCACACCCGCTGCGGGAGTGAATCCCGTCGGAGTGATAATGATGATGTCGTTCTGCACACCGGCAACGCGCTCTCGCAGTCGCAGCTCAAATGTTCCCGTAGGTGTGTACCTGATCTCGAGGCTGTAGAAGTTTGAGCCGTCCGTAGTTCGTCCCAGCAGTCCACTGCGCAGGTTACCCGTGGCGTCGAACGTATCACCGATGGTGACGATGCCGCGGATGTCCTGGTTGGGCGAACCGACGTTTGTGTAGACGACGTAGTCGTCCGTGACTACGACCGGCTGAATCACGCCCTGCGTGCCGTTCACGTACACTGCGCCCGTGTTTCCCACGTCGAGTGTGTACGTGTTACCGCTGTCGGATGTGCCCCACGTACCCGTCACCGTGACGCGACTGAACGTGTCGAGTAAGAATGCGTTGAGTGGTGGTGGCGTGGACCACGACACGCGGTTGTACGCGATGGCCGTCGGCGTGCAGCACGGCGCCTTAAAGCACTCGGTGAACCCACTGACGGCCATTGACGACGGTGTGATCGTAAGCCCAGTGATCGTTGTTGGATCTTGCGAGAAGATGAGGACAGCATCCGTCGACGGATCGTCCGTCGTACCCGTTACCGTGGGTGCCTTGCCCGGCATCCAGTCGAGATCGACGACGTTGCCGGAAATGGGTGTGCCGTACGTCGCGGTGCTCGGATTCTGAGGCGACGCGACGAGTGTGAGCCCATTTGACGGAAGACCCGTGATGGCGTACGCGCAGACACCCATGACCTCCCAGCGGTCACTGGATGACGTCTCGCCGGTCGCCGACCACATCCACCGTGGAATGAGTCCCGTGCCCATCGTAGGCGGCGACGCAAAGCGCAGTGTGATGTCTTTCCACCCGTCGACGATGTTGGTGTCGAGTGCGTCGAATGCGCCGGGTGTGAGAGAGACCGTGCTACCGGAAATCGTCGGTGACGTGGTGCTCAGTACGAGTGGGTGTGATGTGTCACCGAAGCGACGCGCGTAGTACCGCACCTGTGGGAACGACGCCGCGCCACCAACTGGCACGTCGTAGATGTCCTGAATCGCCGTGTTCACGCCGTACACTTGCGCGGCGGCCTGGCGTCCGTACGCGTGTGGGTTAACGATGACGCTGCCCGTTGTGTGAAGTGAGAGCTGCGGCAGAATCGACGTCGTCTGCTCATCGAACACTTGACCGAGAGCGTTGTCCAGCGGGAACGGAATGCGTGTCTTGACGGGCGTATGCGCGGGCATCGAGTAGAGTTCGCGCAGTGCGTTGATCGGTGGAAACACGTTCACGGGCTGAAGCGGTGTGGCCTGCGTTGCGGACGAGACAACGACGTCATACGCACCGGCGGGCAAGACGATGTTCGCTGCCATCGTCGTCGCTGATCGCAGTGTAATGGTGAACGCACCCGGTACCGCGACCTTGCCGGCCGTGTTATTATTGTGATTTCCAATGGCCGACGCGCCGTACAAGACTCGCTGCTCGTCGCAGTACGTAATGCGCAGTCCAACGAAGTATATGAACACACTGTCGCTCAGTGTGATGGTGCCACCCATACCGAGCACCACGTAGATGAACGGTGAACCCGTGCCCGCCATGCGTACGAGTTCTGCCCAGTTCCAGTTCATTCGATCGGGTGTCGTGTTTATGTTCGCACTCGGAGTTTGCCCACTGAAGTGAAAGTTCAGTTCACCTAGGTCGGCGATGTATCCCGTGTCGGGTGCGGCAATGATGCGACCGAGGAATGGACTGTTACTCGCGAACGGGCTCGTGTTCGGCGTCCAGTTGACGTTCGTATTGAAGATGCTGTTCGGAATGCCGAAGTTCTGCTGTGGATCGAGCTCAATGAGATTGTCCGTGCAGTTGGCCGTGTACATCAGCTGAATGTTCAGGATCCTCTTATTCTGGAGAAGACCCGCGAAGCGCGTGATGTCGAAGAGGCACGACAGCCAGCGAAAGTCCGAGAACGTCCCGGCGAATCGCACGGACGAATCCGTGCCCTGCGCGTAGAGCGCTCCGAGCGCGGTGGATGCGCCGTTCACCGACACTGTGGCGATCGCCGCGGGTGAGTCACCCGTGACGATGACCGACGAGAGTGGAATGTCCACGGTGCGAATCGGACCCGAGTTGGCGGCTCTGCCCGCTGGGTAAACGGACACGGCCGCGACGGATCCGTTGCCACCGTTCACGGGTATTGAGTCGATGTACATCCGCGCTTGACTGACCTGCGTTGCCGCGGTGAGTGTGAAGCTGTGTCCCTGCTCTGATGTGTTAATAGTCGGTTCAAACGTCAGCGTCTCATCGCGAATGCCGACCCACTCTTGACCGAGGATGATCGGAACGTGTGGGTTATACTCGCCCATTATGCCATCCTCACAGCGGTACGAACTCCGCGCGCCGCCAGTGTCGACGCGATGTTATCACCCAGCGCTTTACCCACGTTCGCAGCTTCCTTCTCCGATAGCGCACCCTTCACATTCACCGTGATCGCGCCCGCCTCAAAGGTGATGCCTTCACTGCCGGTCGAGCCGAGTGCGTCGCGAAGTAGTGCCATCGCTCGCTGATCACCCAGCGGGATCGCTGCCTCGGGACCGGTGGACGAATCCTCACCGATCATCGCCGGACCGAAGGCGATACCGCCGTGTGCGAGGCGTGGGATGCGCGGCAGGTTGATGCCTGGGATCCCGTTATCGATCATCGCGATTCCGCGGTTGATGCCGTCGATGGCGCGGTTCAGGAAGCTCTTAAAGAAGCCGACGATGCGTGCACCAATGTCCGCCGCGAAGTCACCGATGCGACTCGGAATCGACTTGACGAACGCGACGATGTCATTAATCTTGGTGGCGACGATCGACTTACCGCGATCGAACGCGTCCGTGAAGAACCTGACGACTGTGTCGCGAAGTGCGAGGAGTGCGGCGCCCGCTCTCTCCGGCAGTGAGTTGAAGAACTCGATGATCGAGAAGCCCCACGCGGTCATTCGCTCTCTCGCACCCGTGACGAGGTTCGTGATGATGCCCCACACCAGGCCCGGCAGGTTCTGAATCGCGAAGACGACCATCTGTGGGAACTTGATGAACCACGCCATGATGAGCCCAATGCCCACGCCGATCGCCATCAGCGCGCGATCGATCATTAGGTTGACGAACTTCACAACCATATCTGGCAGCGACGTGAAGAAGTCTGAGATCGCGCTGGGCACCTTCTTAAGCCACTCCCAGATGCCAACGAAGAACCCAGACACGTCTTCCCACGCGTCGAGGAAGGATCCGCCGATCTCATTACCCACGGCACCCCAGTCCGTCTGCATGAGGAACTTATTGAACTCCGCGATCGCATCGGCGGCAAACTGCAGTATGGGAGTGAGCAGCTGAAAGACGGGAACGAGAAGCTCGATCACCGGAGTGGCGAGAAGCACGAGCGAGACGATGAACTCAGCGAGAAGTGGCAGGATCGGGCCGAGCGCCTCGACGATCTTTCCGAGTGCCTCACCGAGTGGCTGCAGCGACGGACCGATCGTCTCGAGCGCCGGGCCGAGTGCGTTGAGCAGCGGTGTGAGAATCGGCACGATCGCCTTGATGACCTGGCCGAGGACGGGTGCGAGTGACGCGACGATGCCACCCAGCGGGGGGGCCAACTCGCGGAGCGCATCGCCGAGGATCGGCGTGAGGAGCTTGAGGCCCTCTTTGATCGCGGGAATCGCCGGTGCGAATGAGTCGGAGAGTGCCTGACCGATGGTGTCCTTGAACGTGGAAAAGACGCCGAGGAGCGTCTGCGACTGCTTCTCCATCGCGCCCGCGGCGCCCGGGAACTTCGCCATTCCGGCGAGAAGTGCTTGGATGCCCGTCGTCGCGTCGACCTCACCGGCGGAGATCTTCTCCATCGCCGCCGCGGTGGTGATGCCCATGGACTCGGCGATCGCCGCGACCGCGCTGAAGCCGGGGACGGCCTCGCCGATCTGCATGAGCTCTTCGAGTGAGACCTTACCCTTGCTCGCCA